ATGGCGCTAGAATTACAACTTATCAAACACCACTCAGGAATACTGATCCCGGCAACGCCCGAGACCAGCGATATCCTGCAATCCAAAACCCGGCTCGGCGATGTTCTTGTTGCCGAGTTCAGGCGGGTACGAAACCCGGCATTTCACCGGCGCTTTTTCGCGCTTCTCAATCTCGGTTTTGAATACTGGGAACCAACCGGCGGGGCTATCTCTAGCAACGAGCGGAAGCTCATCACCGGCTACGCAAAGTTCCTGGCTTCGTATGGCGGGAATGAGGGCGCGCTGATCGATGCTGCTGAGCAGTATCTTGAGCAGGTTGCATACCGCCGGGTCACAAATGGCATTAGCCTGTGTAAATCCTTCGATGCTTACCGCTCATGGGTGATCGTCGAGGCAGGGCACTTTGATGCCATTCAGCTACCTGATGGAACACTCAAAAAGCATCCTCGTAGCATCTCATTCGCCAACATGGACGAGCTCGAGTTCCAGCAACTTTATAAAGCTGCGCTCGATGTCCTCTGGCGATGGGTCCTGTCCCGTTCATTCCGCAGTCGCGATGAGGCCGAAAATGTCGCCGCGCAGCTGCTTGGCTTTGCGGGGTGATGGAATGAAGAAGACCTGGTTCCACCACAACGATTGCAGCACCGAACAGGCGGACGAACTGGTTAAGCGTTATAAAGCGCGCGGCGTTCGGGTTGAGCGCAGCCTTAACCCGGATTACGTGACCTGGACTGTCAGTGCATTCCTGCCGACCTCAAATACACCAGCGCGCCCGGATATCCGCTGGCGAAACCGGATGTGGGGGTGAGCATGGCTATTTATCGCAGCAAAAAATGGCTCGCCGCCGTCGGGCAGATCGAGCGTTGTGTTCTTTGTGGAACATGGGGGACGCAGGTGGCACACCGAAACGAAGGGAAAGGCATGGGATTAAAAACCGATGACTGTGCGACAGCTGCGCTCTGCGTTTGCTGTCATGACAGCATTGATAACGGGAATAAGCTGAACCGGGACGAGCGTCGGCAACTTATGGACCGCGCGATTGTTCTGACAGTGATTGAAGTTGCCCGCCGCGGGCTGGTGGTGCCCGCATGAAAATTTACGAAATTACGCCGATTGGCAAACCCCGAATGACTCAGCGCGACCGATGGCATAAACGGCCAGCAACAGCAGTGTACTGGGCGTACAAAGAACAGGTCCGGTTGCTGGGCATCCACCTGCCAGAGTCCGGATATCACGTCACGTTCGTTATCCCCATGCCAAAGAGCTGGAGTAGGACAAAGCGGGCGCAATATGTCGGCCGTCCTCATCAACAAAAGCCTGACAAAGACAATCTGGAAAAAGCTCTGCTGGATGCAGTGTTTGACGAAGATAGCCATGTCTGGGACGGACGGGTTACCAAAATCTGGGGAGAAACCGGGCAAATCATCATCGAGGAGGCCAGATGAAGCCAGAAACGCTTGAAATACTCCGCGCGCGCTGGCAGCGCCTTCGGATTTACCGCTACCGGGGATCGGTGCTGGTGGATTACCGCATCTTCCGTAATTACATCAGAATTGAATCAAAGCAGAGGGGCACATGAAACTGGAAGCAGCACTTAAACATTTTAGTCCTCAGGGAATGCATATCAGCGAAGATGTAAAGGGAACCTCTCCGGATCGTCTCACCGGCACTGATGTTATGGCGGCCATTGGCACCACCAGCAGCCGTGCGCGCTTCGGCCTGGCTGCTTTCTTCGGCAAAGCCGGCATTAGCAAAACAGATGAACAACTCGCAGTTCAGGCGCTGGCGCAGTTTGCCATTAAAAACGCCCCTAAAAATGTCCGCAAAGCCGCTGGCGATAAGCTCGGAGCCTGCATGTTGACGCTGGCGCAGTTTGCTTTCGCGGAGTATTCCTGTTCGGCGGCTACCAGCGTGATGTGTCACAGCTGTTGTGGTACCGGCCGGACCACTAAAGAGCAGGTCACCCGCAAGGTTTCGTACCCTTGGGGTAAAGCGCCATACTGGGCCAGCCGCTCCCGTGCCGTTCGTCCGTCTGACTGGGAGCTGTGGACAGAGGTAACAGAGGTTGTACCGGCGGTCTGTGATGTTTGCGAAGGCAAGGGAACGATAAGCGCCCGTTGTCGTTGCGGCGGCATAGGTGAAGTGGTGGACCGTAAAGCAACGAAGGAACGTGGCGTACCAGTTTTCAAAACGTGTGAACGTTGCTCTGGTATTGGCTTCTCTGCTATCTCCTCGGCGACGGTATATCGCGTCATTCTGAAGCGACTCCCTGACCTTCATCAGTCATCATGGTCGCGTAACTGGAAACCACTCTTTGAAATGCTTGTGGACACGCTGCGCAAGTGGGAATGTCAAGCGGCTGTCGAATTCGAGAAGGCAACAACTTAATAATATGATCGAAGCAAATGACGACGCATTTTTGCATGTTAGGGTTGACTTTGCATAAAAATGTCCTGTATGATTTCCACAGTTGATTATTGCGACCAAATGAAATTAAACCCGCTTTAGTGCGGGTTTTTGTAGCTAATTCATTAATTTCCACAGACAAGATCAGCTATGTAAGCGGCTGCACTTGAGCCACCTTTAACATAATCATATTTTCCAGCAACTTTTCCGCTCATTTCATACATTGTTATTTCACCAAACTCATTTTTGCATGCTTTAGAAGGAATGGTGAAATGAGAGTAGAGAATTTTCGCACTGGAGTTCTTGGAAATTGGAACTTCTTGTATGATTATTGACCGAATACCTTTGTTTTCAGTCAATGAACGTTCCTTACCATAGAAGTTGAAATTGTTTGTATTTGTCAGAAAGATCCAGCCGTCAATTTTGTCAGCTGTGTATGCAGGAAGAGAAGAAATAGCTAATAAAAATGCTCCTGCTAACTTCAATTTTTTATGCATTAATGGTTTTCCTCGTTATCCATTTTTGACTGGTACGCTTAAAGATGACACATCATCATTTGGTGATCAGGTTATCGGCACCATTCGCAAGCTATTTAATTAAAATTTCTGGTCGTGATCCGGCGTGCCTTTGCCATATCCGCGTCATGAGTTACACGATGGGTCACAGAACCTTCCGAGTGTGAGCCATAGGAATATGGCAAAGCGATTTTTTACCGCGATGCTATAGTTAAAGTGGCATTCGATAATGCTCTCGATACTGAAAATACTGGGTGGGGAGACACCCGCTTCGCAGAGACAACTGCATGACCCATGACCAGCAACCCAATGCTGGTCTTTTTTTTCCACTGGTCAGTGCACGGAGCTTCTACCTCTGTGGTTCAAGGTTCGAATCCTCGATGGTGGACCATTAAGCACTACAACATTCGTTTACTGAAGGCTACCATCCGTCGGCCTTTTATATGCTCTTGACTATGCAAGCATGTTTTACAGAAAGGTGCTTGCATATGTCAGGCGACAAGAAAGATCCAAAGGGTAAAGCTAAGGGCGGGGTTGCCAGGGCGAAGTCTCTTACTAAAGAGCAGCGTTCTGACATTGCCAAAAAGGCTGCTGCTGCAAGGTGGAGGGATAAAATTCACAAAGCCACCCATATGGGTAATTTCAAAGATGAATTTGGAATAGATGCTGAGTGTTATGTCTTAAGTGATGAATCGAAAACCGCAGTAGTTACTAAGGCTGGACTTGCTCGACTTTTAGGTATCGGCAACTTCGCAAGGGATGTCGATAAACTACTAAGCGCTGGTTACATGAAGGAGTTTGGTGGTCCAAGTTTAAAAGCGAAAATTGAAAATCCTATTAATTTTCAATATAGTGGGCAGTCCAAAAACATCAATAACGCTCATGGGTTTGATATTGATGTGATCGTTGATATCGGAAAGGCGCTGATAGATGCAAAAAGTGCCGATGCTCTGCCACCGTCTAGAATCCCTGCTGCCGATACAGCTCAAAAACTAATAAATGCTTCCGCTAAATCAGGTATAAAAGGCGTAGCCTATGCATTGGCCGGTTATCGACCTGAAGTTCAAGAGGTAATCGATGCTTTTAAGGCATTTGTACGAGAGGAAGCCCGCCAATATGAGAAAGAATTTCCCGACGAGTTGTATGAGGAATGGTATCGGTTATATGGACTTAATCGTCCGGAAAAAGGCAGGCCGATCCGCTTTGGACAGTTGACTAATATGCAAATTTACGTCCCACTGGCTAAGAGTAAGGGGAAGATATTAGAGCAAATTCGCGCCAGTAGGGATGAAAATGGAAAGCAATCAGATAAGTTACACCTCTTCCTTTCTGAAATTGGCGTCAAGGCCTTACGACAACACATCGGCAAACTTCTTGGCGTTGCAGCAATGAGCGACAACAAAGAGGAGTATGAGGCCGGCATTGAAAAAGTTTTTGGCCGTATCAAGCCAGAATTATAAACTTTCTGCCCGGCCACCGCGCCGGGTTTTTATTGTCTAAAGTCTTTCCCAATACTGCCGATAATCTTCGTTCTGAAATTGAAAAAAATAAATATCTGCATTCGTTGCCCGCTCCCGTGCGGGCTTTTTTTATTCCCCTCATTACTGAGAGGATACACAGCTATATGAGGGGAGACCTATGTCCGATCCATTTTCCGGCACAGGGCTGGCCGGTTTAGCTTTGACTGGAGCCAGTGTTTACGGTCTATTGACCGGAACTGATTACGGTGTTGTTTTTGGAGCATTTGCAGGCGCAGTATTCTACATAGCGACAGCGGCTGACCTGAGTGTGTTACGTCGCCTGGCATACTTCTTCGTGTCGTATATCGTCGGCATTCTTTGTTCGGGGTTGTTGGGGGCAAAACTCACATCCTGGACGGGGTACACCGAGAAGCCTCTGGATGCTATTGGTGCCGTAATAGCTTCTGCGTTAGCCGTTCAAATCCTTACGTTCCTGAACAAGCAGGACATCGGCTCGCTGGTGGCGCTGATAACGCGCCGGGGAGGTTCAGGTGGTACTAAATGACCCAACAGCAACTATCAACGCGCTGCTCTGCGCCGGAGTTGTAATTACTCTGATGTTTTACCGCCGTGGTGATTCGCGGCATCGGCCATGGATTTCGCGTTTAGCCTGGCTGATTACCGTCACTTACAGCGCTGTACCGCTGGCGTACCTGTGTGGGATCTACCCGCATTCATCATGGGCCACCATTGCGGCCAATATCATATTCCTTTCCGTGCTGGTGGCCGTCAAAGGCAACGTTGCACGTCTGGTTGATCATCTGAGGCACTAATGAACCAATCACAATTTCAGAAGGCGGCTGGTATCAGCGCCGGATTAGCTGCGCGCTGGTTTCCGCATATCGACGCCGCCATGAAGGAATACGGCATCACCGCACCGCTTGATCAGGCCATGTTTATTGCCCAGATGGGGCATGAAAGCACCAGATTTACCCGACTGGTGGAGAACCTGAATTACGCGGTTGAAAACCTGGTACCGACGTTCGGCAGCCACCGCATCACTCAACAGCAATCCGCCGCACTTGGCAGAACGGCAACGCAACCGGCAAACCAGAAAGCGATCGCCAATCTGGTATACGGTGGTGAGTGGGGAAAAGAACACCTTGGCAATCAGGTCGCTGGTGATGGCTGGAAATATCGCGGTCGTGGGCTGAAACAGATTACCGGCCTGAGCAACTATCGCAGTTGTGGCCAGGCGTTGAAACTGGACCTTGTTACTCATCCGGAGCTGCTTGAAAAGGATGAATACGCCGCGCGCTCTGCCGCATGGTTCTAAGCCTCCCGCGGTTGCCTTCTTCATTCCGGCGACATTGAGCGCGTGACACTGTTAATCAATGGCGGCCGCAACGGGCTGGATAAACGCCGTGCGCTGTTTAATCTGGCGAAATCAGTTTTGGTGTGAGGTGAGAGTGGGTATCGAAACGATAATCGGGCTGGCCGCACTGGTGATTTCCGCCATTGCAGGCGCTTTTGGCCTGGGCCATATTCGCGGCACCAGCAAAGCTGAAGCGAAAGCCGACCAGCAGCGCACCAAAGATAACGCAGCGGCAACGGTCGCAGCAGCCGAACGCCGGGTAGAAGCAACGAAAGAGGCCAGCAATGTACAGCAGACTGTTAACCATATGTCTGACGACGATGTTGATCGCGAGCTGCGGGACAACTGGACCCGTAAGGGTTGAGGTAGCCGATACGTCTTGCGACTGGGTTAAACCCATCTACTGCACAGCGCACGACTGGGATGTACTGGACAGGCAGACGAAGCGCGACATCCTGGCGCATAACAAAGCGTGGCAGGCGAACTGCAAGTAGGCCTTAATTGAAAGATAACTAAATAAATTTTCCAAATGGTCGTTATATAGAGAGTGTGTTTAATTAAGGGGGCAAACAATGCCTTTTCTCATGGTGTTCTTTGTTGTCATTATGGTGTTACTCCTCTGGAAGGCAGGAATACCCCAGGCTATCATTATGTTAATCATACCCATCATGTTTAGTACTTTGGGAGGTATGGTTGCCGCCGTGGGAGTAAGCGCGTTCGCTACACCTATTGTTGGAGTGCCTGTTGGAATCGTTGTATTTTTAATGTTGATGGGTAAGTTTTTATCCAGAAGGTAACCTAAATCCAATACTGAGGACAGGCATGTCACATGAATAGCTATGGCTTTCTTATGCGCATTCTTCATCTATTACAAAGCTCATCTGCTGGTTGCTAATGATGATAAAATGCAGAGTCCCATGGATTTTGGGGTAGGAAAAGCCTGGATATAATGCTAGAAATCATAACATTAAAAAGACCGTGAGATGCAGTATGAAAATCTTAGGATTGGATGAGTACAGAACCCTTCGTGAGGGAGGGACAATGAAGTATTTTGAACTGGAACGCATGCCTAACAGCACTTGGGTTGCCATTTTCGAAAGTTTGTTTGCCGAAAAGGATGAAAAGGCGTGGGTAGAGGGTTACTGCATTGTGACGAACTGCTCAAACAGTGAAGTATCCACCCGGTTCATATACTTGAAAGAAAAGTGCGAAGAAGCGAACTCTATATACAGGGTTAAGCATTCTGCACTATAACTAATTAAATAAACTTAAACTCCTGGTGATTTGTTTGCTGCCATTTTCACTTCTTTCAGAATTGAATTCAGGTGTATGAGTTAAAAAAGACTTTTGGGATATTAAAGGTAACGTAAATCACAGGCAAAAGATTCGTCAATGTGATTGAGTGTTCATGGGACTAACAATCTTCTCTTGTAAGGAATTATGTGTAGAAGGAGATTTTATGGCACAGCTATTGATTTTTGCTGATGATGAGCCTGCTAAGTTGCTGAAAATTCGAAGTTATCGGAGCAAGATTCTTTATCTGTATGCTAATGATGAGGTGAGGTGTTTGGATGTGGTGATTTTTTTTTCAACTTTTCTGAAAGGCGAAAGTGGAGCCATATTGGTGGCAGCCGACAGATACGTGAGCAGGAAAGAAATTATCGAGGCTTATGATGCTCTGATTGGTTGAAAGCAGCGAGACTGGCGCGTAGCAGTAGGATGGGTCATGCTTGGTTCTATACGTCAGTAGAGTGATACAGGAGTTCATATCGGCCAGACGAAGCGTGATGCTACTTTAATCCAGCGGGTGAGCGCTTAATATTGTTTGTCCCAACGGTTCGAACCCATTTCTGATTACCACATTCAAGCCACTGGCACTCGCTGGTGGCTTTTTTTATTGGAGTGAATAATGGCAAAACCGGACTGGGGAGAGCTTCAGCAACGGTTCCTGTCCGAACATGCCGCAACCGGCGTATCACCAAAGGAATGGTGTGAAGCGCAGGGACTGAACTACGCTACCGCCCGTCGATATATCAAAAAAACTTCTGCGCAAACTGCGCAAAAATCTGCGCAGAAAAAAGTGCGCATTGCGCAGAAAGAACAAAGCGCAAATGAGCTGATGGATGATGATGGACTTACTGCTCAGCAACGCTTATTTGTTGCGGAATACCTAAAGGATGGTAACGCCACACAAGCAGCTATCAGGGCGGGTTACAGCAAAAAATCCGCTGAACAAATTGGTTATCAACTCCTTCAGAAAACTTCAGTTGCCCAGGCTATTGCACAACAGCAGAAAGCCTCCATTGCGCGCACGCTTGGCGGTGCCGATGAAGTCCTCGCGCAGATGTGGCAGCTTGCCACCTTCGATGCAAACCAGCTATCGCAGTATCGCCGCGGCGCGTGTCGTTACTGCTGGGGATTCGGTCACCAGTACCAGTGGCGCGATATGGTGGAGTTCGAAGAGAAACGACTCGAAGCGCTTGAGCGGAAAAGTCGCGAGCCCGCTGATGTTGGTGGCTATGGCTATGACCATAATCGTGAGCCTAACCCTGCCTGCCCACGCTGTAACGGCGATGGTATCGGCCAGCCTTACTTCGCTGATACGCGTAAACTCTCGCCAGTCTCGCGACTCGCTTACTCCGGCGTAAAGGTCGGAAAGAACGGCGTCGAGATAACCGCTATCAGCCGTGAGCGTATGTTCGAAGCCGTAATGAAACGGCTTGGCCTGGCGGATAGCGAGTTCGCTCAGCGTCTCCAGCAGATCGAAATCGACCGCCGGCAGCTGGAGGTTGAGAAACTCCGCAAAGAGCTGGCCGGTGATGGTGATGGTGACGAACCGACCCCAGTTCAGATCAATATCAACGTAGTGGACGCGAGGGCGGAAGATGGGGATCAGCCCGACACTTAACATTCCTCAGGCGCGTTTCCTCGCGATGCAGCACAAATTCAAAGCCTACGTTGCCGGGTTCGGTTCCGGTAAGACGTGGGTGGGTTGTGGCGGCATCTGTAAGGGGATGTGGGAGCACCCTAAAATCAACCAGGGTTATTTCGCGCCGACGTACCCGCAGATCCGTGACATCTTCTACCCGACGATTGAGGAAGTGGCCTTTGACTGGGGGCTGAGCGTCATAATCAATGAGGGGAACAAAGAGGTTCACTTCTACGAGGGGCGACGATACCGCGGAACCACAATCTGCCGCTCAATGGAGAAGCCAGGCTCGATAGTTGGTTTCAAAATCGGTAATGCGATGGTGGATGAACTGGACGTCATGGCGGCTGCCAAAGCGCAGCAGGCCTGGCGAAAAATCATCGCCCGTATGCGTTACAAAGTCGACGGGTTGCGTAACGGCATCGATGTAACGACTACGCCGGAGGGCTTCAAGTTCGTCTACCAGCAGTTCGTGAAGGCGGTCCGCGAAAAGCCTGAGCTTTCTGCTCTGTATGGGCTGATTCAGGCCAGCACGTTCGACAACGCGAAGAACCTGCCCCCGGATTACATTTCCTCGCTGCTGAGCTCTTACCCTGACGAACTGATTCAGGCATACCTGCGCGGGAAGTTCACCAACCTCAACAGTGGGACCATTTACCACACCTTTAACCGTAAACTGAACAACTGTTCTGACGAGATTCAGGATGGGGATCCGTTGTTTATCGGTATGGACTTCAACGTAGGGAAAATGGCCGCGATTGTTCACGTAAAGCGTAACGGGCTACCGCGCGCGGTTCGCGAACTGGTGAAAGTCTACGACACGCCGGCGATGATTAAGCGTATCCAGGAAGAGTTCTGGCGATATGAGGATGGGCGTTATGTGAAGAGCCGGGAGATTTACATCTACCCGGATGCGTCAGGCGACTCCCGCAAATCGCAGAACGCCAGCAAGACGGATATTGCCCAGCTTAACGATGCCGGCTTCAGTGTCATCGTTGATGATGCCAACCCGCCGGTTAAAGACCGCATTAACTCAATGAACGCCATGTTCTGCAACGCCAACGGTGAGCGCCGCTATCTGGTCAACGTCCAGAATTGCCCGGTCTACACCGAGAGCCTCGAGCAGCAAATCTGGGCGGCTAATGGCGAACCGGATAAATCAGCGGATAACGATCACCCCAATGATGCTGGTGGGTACTTCATTGTGAAGGATTACCCCATCGTGAAACCGGCATACTCAATCACCATGGACACCACTTTCTGATATGGCAAACGACGACATCACCTGGGTTCGACCAGAACACCGGGCGGCTTCTGCTGCCTGGCGGAAATACAGAGACTTTTGCAAAGGCGCTGAGGCCGTAAAAGCGGCGGGCAATAAGTATCTGCCTTATCTCGATCCAACCGATAAATCCACGCGCAATCGCAAGCGCAATGAGGACTATCTAAGCCGTGCGGTGTTCTACGCCATTGCTGGCAATACGAAGATCGGCATGCTTGGCATGGCGTATCGCAAAGACCCAACGTTTAATGGCCCGGAGAAGCTGAAATACCTGCTGGACAATGCTGACGGGGCGGGTACCAGCATTTATCAGCAGTCGCAGCTGGTGGTCGAGAACGTGCTGGAGGTGGCGCGAGATGGGCTTTATGTTGACTATGCAGAGGCATCAGACGAAGCGATCATTCTCCGCTATCCGGCAGAGAACATCATCAACTGGCGAACAAAGCGAATTAACGGACGCGATCAGCTGGTGCTGGTGGTCCTGCGCGAATGCGTAGAAGAGCCGGACGGTTACGCTTACAAGGACGAAATTCAGTACCGCGAGCTGGCGCTGGAAGAAGGGACGTTTATCTGCCGGGTATGGCGCCGGGCTGGTGGCACTGCAAGCGGAACCTATGCCGTCGACAGCGAATATCATCCGAAGCCTAAAGGGAAGGAATACTGGGATGAAATCCCGTTCACTTTTGTTGGCGCTCAGAACAACGATCCCACTATCGATGATTCACCGCTGGCCGCGCTGGTGGAGATAAACCATGGACATTATCGAAATAGCGCTGACTATGAGGACAGCGTGTGGTTCAGCGGACAGGTGCAGCCGTATATGACCGGGCTTGATACGGGCTGGCGAGATCACCTTGAAAAGACCGGGGTAAAAATAGGTTCCCGTTCACCGCTGATGCTTCCTAAAGACGGATCGTTTGGTTATGCCCAGGCGCAGCCGAACATGCTGGCTAAAGAGGCCATGGACAGCAAACGCAATTACATGGTGCAGCTGGGCGCCAGGTTAATTGAGCAGAACGCCACGGCGAAGACTGCAACGCAGGCAAGCGGTGACCAGTTATTAAGATATCTTCGACGTGATGCCATTCGATTATCAACTGTTAGCTGTATTTGTGATACATAACCTGTGCCATCACCTCCCCCCGCACGTACGCCAGTTATCATGGTGGAATAGGGGTCATAATAATTAGAACCGCTGGCACCAGGGCCAGAACTAAAACACGAGAAAGTTACGTCATTTGCATTTAAAGTGGCGTCAGACGCATTCAGATTTGTTCTGCCTAATCCAAAGTCACCAACTTTCAGAACCCGACCTAAAGTCATATCAGTTGATGATGTGGTTAGTGCGGCTGTTGCGGCACTTCCCAAACCGAGGTTTGTGCGAGCGTCAGCGGCATTCTTTGCCCCAGAACCACCCTGGCTGATACTGAGCGCTGTTGTCAGACCGGAAAGACTGGTGATATCGCTGTTTGCACCTTTCTTCGCCAGTGATTTTTGACCCGGTACGGTAACGGCAACGCCATTGATAGTGATGGTAACATCAGATGTCCCGTTCATCACATCAGCGAACCCGCTCATATAGCGCTGGTACATTGTGAAGGTTTCAGCGATGTCCTGCGCCAGACCGTCCACGCTCAGGCTGTCACTCAGAAGAATGGCGTATTTTGTTCCGGCCGGAATGGCAGGACTGGCCGCTGGCGTAACAGTGAGGCTTGTTGCTCCTCCAATTGCGGTAATCTGAAATACCTGCACAGGGCTGGTCATAGCAATAACAGTACAGCCGTTACGAATTAATGAGCCAGCAGCAGTGAAGTTTGTGCCGGTACCTGTAAGGGTGTTTCCGCTGATGGCGATGGTGCCAGTGGTATAAATCATATTTTCTCCAGGCAATAAAAAACCCCGCCGGAGCGAGGTTGATTAAAAAGACAGTTTATTCAGACGTACATATCGGGAAGAACGGGAAGGTTCAGTGGCGTTACCGTGTCATTACCAAAAATTGCATACCGCTCGCGCCCAAGATATTTCCCACCCTGAACTGAAGCACTGCCGTTCTGTATTTTTATTCCGAACATTCGATACACGTACATGCCATTAACTTCGTGAGCCATCAGCCCGAACCTGCCCAGCGGAACATAGCCGCTGCCGATGCTCACGGCATTTTTCGAAGGCGTCCAGAGTTGATTGAGGTAAACGAAAGGCCGCTTTGTCGTTGAAAACGTGCAGGCCCCGGCTGCATTGAAGATGTTGAGGCCGGTGCCCGGTTGCGGCGCCACGCCACTGGCAAAGATGACGATATCTATCGTGCCGGTCGTCGGAGCATCATCGTTGGTGGATGGAGGGCTGAAGAACCTGACCGTGTTGCCATCGAAATCGACGGTGTTACCGCTATTACAGCGTCCAAAGACGATATATTTCGACTTGTCGTACCCCGCTATCGTGGGAACCGACCAGCCGCCCGTGGGAACATTGACGGTCCCCTTCCAGATACACTGCCCTGACTGCGTGGCATTAGTGATCGCCAGGAAGTCAGTGCTGTCATCAATAAGCAGACCTTCTCCCTTACGCTGGCCTGATGGAAATATCTGCCAGATGCTGCCGGGGAACGTGTACGTACTCTCACGCTCACTGATGCTTACATCCTTCATCGTGGAGTTCTGCGTCACGCGGCCACCAGATATGGTGGCCGAGTTCATTTTATGAAGCAGCCCTGAATCAAGGTAAGCCGTCGCGTGAGGGATAAACAGCACCTGCGCCCCGGAAACATAACCGGCAACATCAGCGTACTTGGCTTTCTGGTAGCCACCGTCAAAGTAGGCTCCAAAAGACGGGCACCGAAGGCCCGCCGTTATCTCCATGCGCTTTCCGCCGTCATTCAGGTCAATCAGTAGTCCTCTTGGCATATTATGTCCATTCTCCAAGTACGATACGGCCGCCTCCGGTCAGGTTGATAGTGACACCATTACTGTCTATCACCGTCGCCTTGTTCGGCCCGCTGAAGCCAAAGTTACCCGTTGTGGCGTAAATCGAGCCACGGACGGTCACGTTGTTAAACACGGCATATCCGGACTTGTTGATATGCCATCCGACATTCCCTGTCCCATCCCAGGTTGATGACTGGATGTAGTTGCCAATCTTGGCGTTGCCGATGGTGCCGTCCTGAATCAAGGTTTCCCGGATAAACACCTGCCCGTTCTGGATAACGAACGGCAGTGTAACCGCTCCCCCTGCCTGCGCCATGACGGCGAAGCGATCCGCCAGGAACAGCACCTGCGACTGCATGCCCGATGGAGTGTTTTCTACACCGATCCCCATTCCGGCGGCATACTGTTTTCCGTTCGCGTCCACGGCAACCTTGATGCTGTACATCGCCTTCAGGTCGCCACTAACGCTTGCTATCGCCTGGGCGTTTGTGCTGATTGCTGAAGTGTGCCCGTTGATGGTCGCCGTGATGCCGTTTATCTGCGTGGCCGTGGCCTGCTGATAATTCGAGAACGTCTGGTTCAGGCTGTTGATGGATGCTTTGTTGCCGTTGACATCCGTCTCCAACCTCAGCAGTGAACTCGACGTGGCCTCCCTGTCGCTTGCCATGGCGCTGTCAATGCGATCGATGCTGGCCTTACTGTCACCGTACTGCGCGCTGAGTGTCATCCGCTGATTAACCTGCGCAAGCGTATTGGTGATTAGCGCGATGGAGTTGCTCTGAATGCCGCCACTGGCCTTGTCCGTTTTAGCCCCCAGCTCCTCCAGCCGGGACGCCATAGAGGAATCCAGGTTTGTGACAACCTGGCTAAGATCGGTTATTGAGGCTGTATTCTGCGCGCCGACTTCAGCTGCTGAGTCCACTTTATCAGAGGCGGCCTTAGTTGCTGCGGTAAGCTGGCTAACCTCAGAGGCTCGCGCCTCCGTCTCAGTGGCCAGCGCCTGGCGAACATCAGTAATGCTGGCTTCATTATCCGCAGTCTTTGCCTCAAGACGGGTAACATCGGTAACGCGTGCCTCCGTCTCAGTGGCAATTACCTCACGAAGTTGCTCGAATGTGGCAGAATTGGCGTCCTGCTGGGCGGTCTGACGAACAACAACATCAGCAATGGCAAGTGCGTTACTGATGATTGCCTCTGCGGTCTGCTTGTTAGAGCCAACCACCGCCGCGAGACCATCCGCGTTATCTTTGATGGCATCAGCCAGTTCTGCGAGCTTTTCACTACTCTCGACGGCGCTCTCGATGAGGTCTTTAAAGGTATCGCTCTCTTTAATTTCCTCCAGGATTGCATCGGTGATATCGGATACATCGATGCTGGCCTGTCCTCGCACCCATTCGGTGTAACCTGATTCGTTGCCGCTGCGGTCCACCAGCTGCGCGCGGTACCAGAAAATCTGCCCAGCCTTAAGGCCCATCTGCTGATATTTACGCTGCGGGTAAGGCACATCGGCCAGCAGCATCGCATCGTCCTCGGTACCGGTCAGGCTGTACTGAATTTCCGTCTTCAGCGTGTCGTCGGTATTCGCCGGGAATCCCCAATTCAGCTCGATACCGAATACCACGTTTTCAGAAGCGATGAAGCCAACCGGCTTCGGCGGATTGCCCACTTTACCCGTAAGATTTACTTCTGATGATGTCTCCCATACTGATGAAACGTCGCTGGCGTTCACCGCCCTGACACGGACCAGATAGCGACCCGAGTAGATACCCTGCACTTCAAAGCCGAGAGAAGACGTTCGGGGCACACTAATCCAGTTGCCGCTGTCACGCCGCCATTCCGCCTCGTACGCAACTGCACCCTGAACAGAATCCCAGGCAACGCGCATAGTGGTAATCGCAATGTTCTGGTTAACCGTAGAGTAACTGTCTACGACAATATTTCCTGGGGGAGCCTGAACCCCCGGTGGAATGACACTGACTGGCCGCTCGTCCAGTCTTGCGCCGGTATCAACAGCGGAATAGATATCAGGGTTGTAAGTCGTCCCGGTGACCTCGAAAGTGCCGTCGTTGTTGTCCCGCGTTCCCGTAACACGGAAAAGCGCTATAAACAGATCGTCAGAGTCCACACCCCAGTTACATTCAGCCTCCGGCGTTTCGCTGTAGGGTGTGGTGACAGTGACTGTGTTTCCGTTAACGGCCTGGACGGTTCTGGCCTGAGCTGTGCCTGATGGAAGATTCAAAAACAGCCGGTTCCCGGCCTTCACATCAGCGGCGCGATCGAGGGTTATGTTGCGGCCGTTAACCCCACTCACCCTGCCGCCGATAGTTCTTCCGGCCAGCTCGTTAGCAGCCACGCCGATCACCTCCCCGACAGGTGGAACGTCCATGCCCGTGCTGAAGGTCACCACCTCGCCGATACCGTTAGTGAGCAGCGCCCAGCGCCCCCGCCGGTTTGCCTCTGACTGCCTGGTGCAGCCGATCGCAGTCATTTCGAGCTGACGATAATCGAAGCGCATGGCCAGATCGTTATCGTAAACAGGCTCAGGCGTGTCTTTATAGTGGTTGGCAGGGTCTGACCAGTTCACCAGCGCGGCAGTGTTTCGGGTGGTTTCACTCGGATCCGCAAAGGTAAATTTTCCTTCAACAACGCTGGCGTGGTTATAGATGTGCCACACATCCCGTGGCATATCAGCCAGGACATACATCTTATTGTCGCCCCAGTACGTCATGCCGCGAAATATACCCGCCAGATCACGAAGTACAGTCCAGGCGTTATTACGGTCCTGGATATAAACGTTGCAACGAAAACGAGGCTCCGTCCCACTTCCGCCCTTGCCATCTGGTACCAGTTGATCGCAATACTGGGCGATGCGATAAAGCTCCCATTTGTCTATCTGAGTCGCATCAATTCTTTGACCCAGCCCGAAGCGCTCGTTCAGAATGATGTCGTAATAAATCCAGGCAGGATTATCCGTCCATGCCCATTTAAATACGCCCTCCCATGTACCAGAATAAGTGCGGGTTTCGGGATCATAAGTATCAGGTACACGGATGATTCGCCCTTTCGGATTACACACAACCTGAGGAATGCCATTAGGGAACTGCTTTGCGTCAAACTCTACATACAGCAGCGCTGTGTTAACGTAGCGAAGTTTGGCGTCAATAATTTCAGTAACGGCCACAACGCGCATGGTGTCGACGATATTCACGCTCGTGGAATCCGGCGTGATTCTGCGAACCCGCAACTGCCATCCAGTCGAGGCTTTCGGAAGATTGACGCGGTGACTGCGCTCATAAAGCGACGTGGTTTTGTCATCAACAGCACCGTTAACCACCGTTTCATACGGCCCGCCATCGACCGACAGATCGATAGCATACTCTACGCGGGTGCCGACTTTATCGCCGTTGTTTTTCTGGAGTAAAAGAGTTGGCCATCCCAGGCGAATTCGCAGCGCAGAGAGCTGCGTGTTGGATACCGCCCGAACATACGGTACAGCCTGTTTCAGCTCATATGAAACCTGAAGTTCGTTTTCAATGCCCGGAAAGCCCTGAATGTAATCCTGGTCCTGAGTACCGGAACGGAACTCGTATTTTACATTATTGAAATTGTAACTTCCGTCGGCGTTCTGGAGAGGGGTGTATGAAGATGAGTCGCCAAGGAAAATATTTTTACCATCAAGCCCGCCGGCGAACTCCCCCTCCCCAAGAGCAATCAGCACCTTTGCCCTTGCAATGGACTGAATGCTGTCTGGTGCCTCAACAGGCGTACGGGTCTGATTGCTGCCACCTTTGCCGCGGCCTTTGATGATTGTCGTCGTCATATCGCGTCCATAAAAAAGCCACCGTCAGGTGGCTTGCAGTACGTGGTTTGGTTTATTGCTGATCTTCTGCATAAACCCCGGCGGATATAATGGCACCGCCAATTTCCCGTTGCCCATAAAGCAGGGGGACGGGATTGCCAGATGCCGTCGTGTTAACGGGACCACCAAACGCATAGGAGGGTTTGTTATCAGGTTCCTGACGCATTCGCAGACCTGAAACCTGAGGAGAGAGCATTTGCACTACACCGCCAACGGCCATAGAGCCAGCTGCGGCATATAGTGCCATTTGTGTGCTTGCTGCCCATCCTATTGGGTTCCACCAGGTAAAGGCCGCAATTGCGGCGGCAGTAACAATTTGAAAGAGCCCCGCCCTTTTACTACCGCGTATGACAGGGATAATGCGGAGCTCGTCACCAGGCCCAAGAAGATCAAACTCTTCCTTGCCTATGTTTATTTGGTTTCGGAAGATGACAAAGTCCAGCCCTTTCGCTCTGGTCTCGCGCAGGTAGGAATCAAATCCATCAATGGTGTTAGAAAGCGCCCTGAAAACTTCGCTGGCGGACGTTAGTGCACGGCGATGTGTCCTGCCAAATCGCTGAGCCATTGAGCCGCTGAGTTTGATAACGGTTTTTCTTTCCATTACATCAAATCCTTATAACGCAGAATTTTGATGGTACGGTCACGGTAATAGCCACCGTAGGGAATACGCTGGCTTAGCTGGCCATACATGTGATGCAGTAGCATGTTGCCATCAAGCAAAATCCCGGCATGGTTCGGGACGGTGGACTGAACCTGCATGATAACCATGTCACCTGGCTGAGCGGGACCGTCGTACTCACGGAAACCGCATTCCTGCCAGTTATCCATATAGAGGTTTTCACCCTGCTCCCACCAGTGGCGATCTACGCTGTAGTTGGGCAGTTCAATGCCGTGCTCGATGCGGAAATAGTCCATGATGAGAGACCAGCAGTCTGCATACCCGAGTACAAACTGGCGCCCTGTGAGGGGACGGTCTCCGCGAGGCATGACGGTGCGAATGTCGCCCTCCGGCCACGATGCAATAATCCAGGGCAGTTCCGTGGCATCACACATCAGCATGTCGAGCTCGCTCGGCTGAGTTGTTGCCCCGTCGCCGGGATGGCTGTGGACGATCGCCACCACAGTGCCCTGCTCTTCGGCGGCCGCATAATCCTCAGGATTAAGTTCAAATTGCTCAGTCGGCGACTCAGCATTATTTTTGCAGGGGATGTATTTCTCCACCCGCCCCTTCTGAATAACCACGCCACAGCACTCCTCGGGGAAGGATGCGGCGGCATGCGCCAGAATGGCGCTAACTGTTTTGTCGCGCATGATTATCCTCTCAGAAGTGAAGCGCCGGGGAACCCGCCATAATCCAGCTGTTCATTCTCTCCGAAGCGAGGTTTACAGCCCGTTGACAGCAATCCGGAGCAAACATCCTGTGAAGGATCGTCCACCCGATTGCCGTCTTTATCGAACCAGCCGTTTTGCCCGGCGTAGGTGCAGCCGTTCCCGGTTTTGTACCAGCCCCGCATGCACCACGTGCACATTGGCTGAATTTGCCGGGTCGGAATGAGTTGCCCTCGCAAATCGGCTGGACTTGAAAGCTCAAACTCTACGGTTTCATCGTCTGACCCTGATTTACGGTCGATGTAATAAACCTGTTTGCGCTCCTCGTTGGGATTCGCAGTCGGGTTCCCGCCAGGAAAATTTCTTGCGTCCAGGTAGTGAGCGAAGGTGTCATGGATGATCACCTTTGCTTTAGCCATCCCCTGAAACCTGCGGCACAGCGCGCCAATCGTACCGCTGATGTTTGCAACAGTGAGTGACGGCCGTGAACTCTGGCCGTCACTGCTTACAGATATGCCGGTCAGTTCATACGGCCACGCGCCATACTCCTGCCCCTGCCACCACACCGACTTCGGCTCAAGTTTTGACTCGTCGCCGCCTGCGGCGATGATTTCCGCCTCGGTATGCGGGATTGTCTCGTTGTGAAAGCGAAGAATACCCGCACCGAACGCTGAGCCGTCCACCTCGATCAGGCGGACGCGCTTACCCGGTTCCAGTTTCTGGACATCAGATGAAATACTCATGGATGGTATGCCTGTATGAATGTGCTGCTGAGGGTGTATTTTTTGTTGCCGTGGGTAGATATCTGGAAGGATTCCGCGCGCCATAAACCTGAAGGCTCAAGCGGTGGCTTCCAGATAAATGACTTCCACCCTGCATGTCTGTTCAGAAAGTTTTTAATGGCCTGAATGTAAGCCTCGTCGCCGGTAAAGCTCACGCTCCACTGAGGTGTTACCGGGTTGATGCCGTCCCCGGCCACCTGTGTATAGGCATCGCCAAACTGCGCCTTTCGGGTACGAAAACTTGTATCAACCTGAGAGGCAACCTTTGGGCACCAGCTGAAGGTTTCGACTGCCATGGTTAAACTCCCTTGATTAATCGCCACAGAGGCGAGCCCGGCATGCTGGCCTGTTCGTTAATGACACCAGTGATGGCATCCTTAAGCTGCCTGCCTGCTGCTCCGGCAGTACCCTGACTGGACGCCTGTGGAGATCCGCCCTGAATATTGATATCGCCGAAGTTAACTGAAGGCACACCGCCAGAGACCTGTGGCATCCCCACTGCGCGAACGGCAAGATCACCATTAGGTGCCCGCGTGAGGGGCATGATTGCTTCAGGACCTGCCTCGCCGAAAACCCCTGCGCCTTTGGCAAAAGCAAACAGCTGAGGCGTCTGGAAAACGCCATTGCTGTAAGCGCTCAGGGACGGAGAGTCGTAAACATTACCCTTCGCATTAAAGGTAAAGTTCGCGCCAGCATTCTGAATAGCGGTACCGCTGCTGGCGGTTGCGGCTGACGAGGCACCAAAACTGAACAGTGATCCAATTGAGCTGACGCCATTAGCAACAGCCATGTTCACCAGAACGTTCTGGATAATCTTCAGTACGCTCACGCCCCAGTCTTTCCAGCTGTCAACGTTGCCATTGAGCATGTCGGTGATCGTGGTGACCGCGCCACCCATGGCCTGCTTCATGCCGTCAGCGGCCATGGAAGAATAATCAGTAGCTTCGTCCACCCAGTTCGCATAACCCTCAGACAGTCCCGTCATCCAGTCGTCACGCTGCGCATCAGAAGCTGCGTAATATCCCTCCTGGTCGCGCAGGCGCTCTTCGAGGTAGCGCTTATTAAGTGTCAACCCCTGCTGATAGAACGTCTCGTCGATTTCACCAGCCTGACGCTGGCGGAGAAGATCGGTATTCTTCTGCTCAAACTCCTTACGCAGATTGAACTGCTCCTGAAGTCTTTCACGGAACCTGGTTCCCTGCCCGTATCCCAGCAGTTGCGCTTCATTGGCTGCGCGGGCGCTGGCGTTACTGTCGGCAAGGTTGGCTTCGTAATTTCGTAGTTGCTCACGTAATTTAACCTGGTCAATCAGCGCAGCATTCTGCAATACCGTCTTTTTCTGGGCTTCTGTCAGAGAAGCAAGCTCCCCCTGGCTGACCTGGTATTTAACCTTCGCCAGTTCAGTATTCTGGCCTTGCAGGGCAATCTGCTCTTTTTGCTGCTTGATAAGGCGCTTATACACATCCTCGGTTTTCTCGCCTTCGGTTTTACCGCCCTTCGCCTTAGGTTTGTTGGCCTCATTATTCCGCCATTCAGCAAGACCGTTATTAATCAACTCCTGACGGCCTGTCTGGAATTGCGGATCACTGGTTAACCCCAGGTCATCGGCTGCATAACTCAGACGCAGGCGCTCTTTGGCCTCACCCTTCAGGCGTGACAACTTCAGATCCCGGCGGCTCCTTTCGAGGGCATCGGTTTGCTTTTTGTCGAGATCGGCCTGCGGAAGTCTGAGCGGGACGTTAGCCAGCCCCTGACGCGCCATAAGGAGTTGGTTACCCAGTCCGAGTAATCGATTAAGTTCATCGTGCTGCCCATTCATCAACAGAAGTGATTGATAAGCCCGGTTCTGATTCGCTGCCTCCTCCCGAATTAGCGTCACACGCCGATGCTCAAGACCTTCAAGAACCTGTTGGATAGAGGCAGATTTCTCCTGCATCTGGGCAAGCCTTTCCTGCTCAACAGATAACTGTTCAGTGGCTGTAGCCAGTCCACGGGTCACGGTATCCAAAGATGTCAGGTGGTTAATCATGAAACCACCGCTGGTCGTTGGACCGGGATTACTGATCACTGACTGATAACCAGCTATCTGCTCTTTCAGATTTTCTATCTTGCTCTTTTGTTCATCTATCAGCCTGTTCTGCTCATTCAATGCTGCGCGCGTTTTCTCAGCATTGTCTGAAGCTTCAGGTAAAGACATTGCCTTCGACTTTTTACTGACTTCATCAATCGTGGTGGCGTATTCCTGCGCCGAACGCCGAGCCTGCTCCTGATTCTGATACATCGCATACCAGGCTCCTGCTCCCAGCATCACCAGACCCGGCACGCCGCCAATCAGGCCAAGCGCACCACTCATCAGGCGAGTGCCGACAGATGTTACGCTATTGAGATTGCTTTGAGTCGAAACACGATTTGAGATGTTACGGTTTAAAGCAGCCTGAGCGGCAGCCAGACGCCTTTCAGCGACAGCCTGAGCGTCGGCATTTTTAGCTGCTACCAGCCCTGCCTGCGCGCGTTCAAGTGCTGTTCTGGCTCGCACCTTTTCCGTAGCTGTACCACTGGCAAGAGCGGTAGTCAGTCTGGTATGGGCCGCAGTGACTTTTGCTTCAGCCGCCGCGACCTTTTCTTGCTGAGCCGCCTGAACATCTGCACTTCTTGAACTCTGTACTGCTTGCTGAGCCCGATAAACTTCAGCCCTGGAAGCCGCAACAGCAGACTGCGCCGCTTTATCCTGCGCGACTGCAAGGGCAACCTCTGATTTCGCAGCTGAAATTAGCGCACCTGTTGCACTCGTGGCACTGGTTACAACTCCGCTTAGGTAGCGTGCCAGTCCCACGCCAACAAGCGCCCCAGCGACTGTTGTAATTGTTGACATATTGTCAGCAACGTCACTAAGCGCGCCGCTCACTGCTGATGAAGTAAAAGAATCAAACGTCTGGGCAACATTATCCAATCCGCCAGACAACGCATCAGTAGCACCGGTTGCCTGGTTTACACCGCCCACCCAGGCCATGAATGAGTTAGTTACTTTTTGAAGGGATCCAGAAACCGTTTGTGGCATGCTGGCAAATTCGCCCTGCAATGCTCCTAACTGGCTCATTAAAGCTGGGACAACCTTATCGATCGTAAGCTGTCCCTGGTCAGCCATGCTCTTGAGGTCTTTACGGGCTACACCCATTCCCGCAGCCAGAGCGCGGATTACCCGATCACCGGCTTCGTTAACGGCATTAAATTCTTCACCACGAAGAACGCCTTGTGCGAGCGCCTGGCTGAATTGAGTGATAACAGAACTCGCTTCCTGGGTGTTAGCCCCAGAAAGTTTGAGGCCGGTAGAGACAGCTTCTGTAATTTTCAGAACTTCGTCAGAGCTATAACCGTACTCGCGCATTGAGGCTGCTGCGCGGGAAAAAAGGTTTGCGTTATCTGAAAATGCCGTGCCGGTTCTTTGGCTGATTTCCATTAACTGACGCTGTGAAGCGGCAAAATCATCAGCAGAAGATGATGCCTGTTTAAGGCGAGCGTTTACGGAGTTCCACTCATCAGCAATCTGCACAATTTTACCCGTTGCAAAAGCTGCCGTAGCTGCGGCGGCAGCCCTTCCAGCAGATGCAAATCCGGCAGTCAAATCAGAGAGCGCCCTTTCGCTCTCTCTGGCAGCAGCAGCGGCCTGCCGACCACCATTCTGCATAGTGCGGTAATAATCCTGCCCCATTCGTGAGGCGCGGGAAATTTCCGTCTGGAATGATTGCGAGTTAGCGGAAATTTTAATAATCAATTCACGTAATGTTGCCATCACATTTCTCCAGGCGAAAAAAAACCCGCCGAGGCGGGTTATTATAATGAGATAATTAATTTCATTTGCATTCTTTGATTATTTCCAAAACTTCCTTTTCAGAAATTGGTACGAAGTCAGTTTCAGAACGTTGATAAGAGATTAAAAATTGACTATTGTTTTTTTTAACCTCTACCCTATGAAAATACTTCATGCGGGAGAACTGAATCGCACCAATATAAATCTCCAAACCTTCCCCATCAACTAAGTTATTGGTAACAACTTTTTCTGGTATTAAAAAATCTAGTTTATCTAGTATACAACCACTTACGTCATCTGCACTTCTGCTTGATGAGAAAGAAAGTTTTTTATTATTCTTTATATCGTTCCTTGTATCACCAGCACAACCCGCAATCAGAAATATTATGAGTATTAAAATTTTCACCATAATCCCTCCAGTTAAAGAGGGATAATATTATGTATGTAGCAAAATGTCACTGAGTTGCAGCAGTTAGCGCCGCCTCAAGCCCTGCAAACGGGTCCTTCGGTGCTGATTGCTCATCACCACCCCAGCGCAGGATCGCATCGTCCAGCGGTACTTTTGCCCCCTGCGAGCCGTAGATGGCAGAGACGAGCTGAGCTGCCTGAATGTCACCACGAATATCGCCAACCGGACTTTGCCTGTCGTACTCAATCCACATCAGAAGCTCGCTTGCCGTCATATTCTGCCGAAGCTCTGAGAGCGTGCGCCCCATCCGGAGCGCAAGCGACATCAGAAACTTTACCCCGGGGGTTGAGACTTTTCCCGCGCTTCGTCCGCATTGTTGATCAGGTCAAGCGCCTGTTTGAGCAGGCGTGAATGGACGGGGCCGTAGATTTCACGTACCTGCTCTTCTTCGTCTACGCTGAATACCGGTTGCTTATCGGTGTCGCACAGGACGTCAATAAAGAGCACCACGTCAGCGCAAAGATTACGGTGTGCCTTTTCCGATACCGACACATTTTCATCATCAGTACCCGCTTTCACCACTTCCTGCCAGCGCAGCCAGGCTTCACCTGACGGCTCACGGAGAACCACTTTGACGCCCTCCCACTCAGGAACGGCGACCGTCTTATGACGAAAACCCGACATCTTAGCCAGGGCGAGATTTTTAATATTCTTCATGCGACCTCTCAGGAGCCAGGCTCGATGTTTTCAGGCTTACCTTTCAGGCGCAGGGAGAACGTTGCCGCCACTACGCCGTTGGTACCGGAAGACCAGGTGTGCTGGCGGATTTCAGCCAGGAACTTGAAGCCCTTGCCGGACGGGAAGATAACCTGGAAAGCGTAGGTCGTATCGTTGTCATACGCTTCACGCAAGGCGTCCTGCGCCGGATTCTTATAGAAGTTTCCGGACAGAGAGATTTCTGACGGAGAAGGCAGGCCGTTGATGTTCTCCTGCTCGGTAGAGCAAAGCGTTGTTACGTCGATATCCTGCTTCTGGCCACCAGTGAACTGAATTTCTTTGATGGTGCAACTCAGATCGAGGAAGGTTGCGGAATCCATCGTTTCTTTGGTGGCTGGCAGGGAGGAAATAAGGATCTTCGTCAGCTGCGATTTTTCATAAAGTGCAGACATAGCTGTCTCCTGGAAAAAGAAAACCCGCCATCAGGCGGGTTCGTTGGGTGAATTAATTGTCAGGGGGTAACTTTAAAATCCAGGGTGGCACGATAGAGCCGATAATCTGGCTCGTATCCGGGGATTTTTACCACCTCTGTAGGGTTTAACGGCTTAAGCGAAGCGAGCGCCAAATCTCTCAGGGATCGTGATTCAGCGATCGAAGTGGAATACACATCGATCTGAACGGAAACCCTGCTCTCTGCCTGGCCACACAGCACGTCAGCGGAAACATCATCGACGATGGAAAAGATAATCCAGGGTGGAGAGACAGACGGTTTCCCGTCACTACCTAATGGCGCAACATAGGGGTATACCCGCCCCTCTGCCAGGGAAGAGAGCAAGGCGTAGATATTATCTTCATTCACTTGCTCAATACCTCATCAATAGCCTGATTCATCCTGGCAATGGCGACGCTGGCGGCCTCTTCCTCGCGCATATCGTAAGCGGGTCGTACAAACGGATGCGCAGGCATGTTGGCTGTTCCCAGTTCAACGAATCGCCAGTAAAAGGCGTTTCTCGGGTTATTCGCCTTCATCGTGTTATCGCTGTTGCCGGTTCGCGGGTTAACGCCACGAATATGGACGCCGGAAGAAATTTCCCCGCGGCGGCGGCTTTTTTGGGTCACCACCACCACGTTTTTTTTCAGTTTTCCGGTGCGTACCGGTGCACGTGCGATCACTTCCTCCTTAAGCACTTCCGCGCCGGCGCGCGTGGCATCACGAAGAACCTTATTGTTTTCAGCGCGGCTAAGCGCCTCCAGATCCTTTGCGATGTCATTCAGGCCGGAAAAATCGAGGCTCGTCTCAATCATTTTTCGATCCCCTGCTTACAAAGAATTTCGAGCTGAATACCACGAGAATCAGGGATTGGCGGACCAATGATATTCAAAATGGCACCCTTGAACGGGCCAGTCATAACCCTGAGTCTGGACGCAGCAGTTATATCGCTACGAAATCGTGTCCATACCCTGATAGTAGCGACTGCGGTTTCAGCGCCAGCGGCTACCAGTTCACGCCCACTGATGCCCTTTACTTCTGCCCAGGTTTCTGCGCCGTCATGCCAGGATTCAACTGGCTGACCGGAATCATCCCTTTCCGTAGTAATATTCTGTATTGTGATCCTGTCTCTCAGTCTTCCGGCCTGCATAACACCCCCTACAATCCATAAATCCGATAGGGCTGCAAAAGTGCTTCTACGGCGAAAGGAATTTCTGTCGTAATGTTTCCGATGTTCACTGCTTCCCGGTTTGCATACCAGTGACCGATAAGCAGTAGCATGGCTGCCTTAACATCATCATTGAGCAGTATCGGGTCCGGGTCGTCAGCGTAGCCAGGGCTGCTTTCCTTTTCGTAGAGCGTTCGGCGTGTCCATGTCTGGACGTACCGGGCCGCTGCACCTGTGTAAATCTCCAGCAGAGCATCATCACCCGTAAAGTCGGTATCAATGCGGCAATGCTGTTTCACCACATTATGATCAAGCATTTGTTTGCCCCGAAATAAAGCGGCCCGAAGGCCGCAATAGTTATCAGCTACCCGCGCCGGTGCTGAATGAACCGTACACGAACGCCTCAGGGCGTTTCACAGCCAGCGCCAGACGTTCTTCACAACGGATGGTGATCATGTTTTTCTCGAAGTCGTCGGCGTTCTCCGTGGAGATAACCACATTCGCATCTTCGCGGTCGAAGATTTGCGCACCAGCGTTAAATGCACCGGTCAGGAATTTACCCTGGAAGGCTGCCGCTTCCGTTGCAACAACTGGCAGACCCCACAGAGTCGGACCAGTCAGCGCCGCAGGGTTCGCCAGAATGTAACGACCCAGGCTGTCTTTGGTCAGCTCGATCCGCGCCCAGTCAATGAAGTGAAGAACATGACCAGACGCCGGGAAGCGTGCCAGCTGTGCCTGCAACATTGCCAGACGCAGATCGTCAATCCCGCTCTGCTGTTCGACAGTGAACGCCGGATTGAACGCTGACGCCTGAGGAACGATGCCGTGCAGATGAACGCCGGTACCATCACCGAAGAGAATTTCCTGCTCTTCTGCATACTTCAGTCCGTAGCGCATTTCGGCATCAACGGTGGACTGCAACTGTGCGAAGTCATCCAGGATCTGCTTAGAGGCTTTGAAAAGGTGCGCGATGGTGCTGACGCCAGTGATTTTCGGCGTGAACTCAATTTCGCTGTATGGTTTCTGCGTATTTTCAGGAACCACTTTCGCGTTATTGGTAAAGCCTGTCTGCTGCACCCAGAAAATAGCTGAGGAGGACGTACGGCCTGGAGCAATCAGATCGCGGATGAACAGGCGCTGTTTCGGCGCCGTATCAATACCCGGCAAGCGCTGTGGCTCCACAACACCATCAGGCACATCCACCGAAGTCAGGGCAGCCTTAACCGGGATGCTGATGCGCTTACCGCCTTCCACGCTGGAAGCAAAGGTTTTCAGGGCTTCAGCGGAGATCACCTGGTGGCCAACGGACTCGACAACCTGTTTCGCGTTTGCCAGCGGCATCTGGGCAACATGTTGCTCCAGTTCGCCCATTGCGGCCTTCAGGGTTTTTTCAGCTTCACGCAGCGCATTGAACTCAGAAGCCATTTTATCAACGGCAGCTTTTGTTTCTTCTGACAGCCTGCCTGACTTCTGCGCCTCTTTGAGTGCGTCTTCTGCTTTCGCGTTGAATTTGCCGGTTGCCTCTTCAATGCTGGCAGTGACTTTTTTCAGAATTTCGTTTACTTCAGACATAAAGGGTCCTTATTTGACTAACGCCGCAAGAGCGCTTTCAAGTGAATTGAGGGTTTCAGGTTTGATATCTTCGGCAGCGCCCGGCGTACCGTCGTTGGTGGTGACAGCGCCAGGCATGCCACCGGATAAGGCTTTAATGAGTTTTCTGCGCTCAGAGCGCGGGGTGTTGGTTTTAGCCAGCAGCGCATCAAGTTTGCGAAGCGCGGCCGCGGGTGATTCATCGCCATCACTGACCGCATCAGCAGAAAGCAGGCTGTCTGCCAGTCCCTTCGCCACAGCGTCACTGCCACCGATATAACTCTCGGCATCCATCAGTTTCTGAACAGCTGCCATATCAAGGCCGGAACGCGCCGCGTAGATGTCTGCCATAGCGTTATCGAATGGCTCCAGAGACTGTGCCAGTTCCGCAAAGTCATGGCGGTTACCCATCGCATAGACCCAGCAGTTGTGGATCATCAGAAATGCACCACGACCGATCTGAATATCATCCCCGGCCATCGCAATGACTGAGGCGGCACTGGCGGCAATTCCGAGCACCTTCACCGTCACACGGCCTTCGTATTCACGCAGAAGGTTGTAGATTGCCAGGCCTTCGAACATGTCACCACCAGGGGAGTTGATATTGACCGTGACGTCGGCGCCATTCATCGCCCGTAGCGCACCGGCGATACGTTTGGCTGTTACGCCTTCACCCCAGTAGTCCTGTCCGATCACATCAAAAACAGAAATACTGTTGTCGTCGGTGGCCGCAGCTTTGATCCCGCCATCCCAGCGATCCAGGGCGGAGGGTAAAGTTTCACAGGTGACCCGCGCGCAGGGGCGACCCGCCGGTGCTGCCGGAAGTTGTTTTTTGCTCATCAGGAAAGTGCTCCTAAGCGGCCTGTTTCAGCGGAGATTGTTCAAAGGAAATGTCAGGGAATATGTGGTTATGCAGTTCTCTCAGGGCCAGAGCCTGCACAGCAGGATTGCTGCTTTCGAGATTTTTCAGTTGCGTCAGGTTGAGCTGAACGGTGTAAATGTCACCCCCTTCAATCGGTGGCATATTCTCAAGACGGCGCACGTCATTGCGGGACATCCACCCATTCTGGAGCGCGCTGGTATAGTACGCAGCACGGCCCGCGCTGTCGGCGCGCAGCAGTCCTTCTACAGAGAACTCCGCGAACACCTCATCATCGCTGTCCAGCAGGCACCTTCCTATTTCCTGTTCTATGTTCACCAACAGGGGTCGCAGGGTATGTGTCAGGAACTGGAGGTTCATGCCCTCCAGACTGGATGCCCAGCTGCTTTGCTTCGTGGTGTGACCGACCATGAAAGGCGGAACGCGAAACCAGCGGCAGATTTCCTCAATACTGAAAGAGCGGCTTTCCAGCATCTGGGCGTCTTCGGGATTCATGGTGACGCCCTGGTACTTCAATCCGCCTTCAAGCACCATGATTTTCCCGGCGTTTTTTGAACCGGTAAATGCAGCCATGTAGCTGCGAAGTCTTTCACGTTGTTCGTCAGACAGCGCATTCTCAGCGGAGAGAAAACCTGAACTCTGAAGCCCCTGTTCAAATATCTTCGCAGCAGACTCCTCAACCGCCATTGCAGAACCGATCACATCCCGGCCTGTTTTCATCGGCATCATGCCGCAAACGCCGTCAAGACCGAACCCGCGAATGTGCATGATGTTTTTGACGGGAATGACGCGCTCGTTACCGTTTTCAGTGTATTTGTATTCCAGCGCCCCGGTCACGAGACGTTTAACCACCATGTTCTGCGGCAGCAAAGGCACCAGCGAAACCAGGCGGTTTGCGATGAATTTCTTCTCAATGAAGGCGTTCCCGCGCAGGCAAATACTGGCGACCACCATCAACATAAAGCGTGATGGTGTCATTTCTGAATTGGGTCGGCGGCACAGTATCGAATAGGCCGGATGATCGGTTGCCGCTTTACGCGAACCGTCAGGCTGTCGAACGTATATTTTCAGCGGAAGGGTTGAAATAGACTCGCTTAACAGTCTTACGCATGCCCACACAGCCGATAGCTGGATGGCTTTATCGGCCGTTACCACCTTTCCGCTGCTGCTGGTACCAAACCATTCCTCCCAGAACGTGCCGGTAGTCAGGCTGATAGGTACACCAAGCCAGTTAAGCAGAGCACTTTTAACCCTGCCTGGCCGTTTGTTTTTTTTCATCAGAAACCTACCATGATGGGATTATTGAAGAATCCGGAGAGATCCTGCTGGTCGTTGCCACCGTTAACCAGAACGCGGCTCATTGCTGTGAACAAAGCCGCAGGGCCATCAATTTTGGCCTCTGGTGTGGACTTATTCGGGAAAATGTTCTCGTTCCGGTCAGGTTTGACGGTTACGTTGGACATCATCCAGTTCATCACCGGGTGATCGCTGTGGTGGAAGCGGCCACCGTATACCAGCGCTTCGACCTCTTTCATCGCCTCAGAGAAATTGCGAACCGTCTGCGGCACTTCCACCAGCGGCAACCCTTCTTCTGCCAGTGCAAGGCTGAACTGCGTCGCACTCCATGGGTCGAAGCCAATTTCTTTCAGGCTCTCGCCAGCCACCCACAGCTGTAGCTCTTCCTTAATCTGAGCATGGTCGATTACATCCCCGTCGGTAAGGATCAGCTTGTCCATCCCGGCCCACTTACGATAGAGCTCTGCCATCTGGCGTGAACATTTCTCAAGGCGTCCTTCCGGTAGCCAGAATTTGAAATCCGCATGAACGTGGCCATCTGGCGCGCGCCAAACTTTAGCGGCCGCACAGATATCAATTTTGTTTGACAGGTCAACGCCCACCCAGGAGGGATAGGTTTTAAGTTCGTGCTGCGGGGCGATAAACTCGCATTTCTCCCATTTCATCATGTCCATCCAGGCTGACTCAGCGGTAACCCAGATATTCATGTGCTTGGTGAAAAAGTTAATTCTGGCCGAAACCTGCTCTTTCGCCTTTTTAGCCAGGCGGCGCAGGTCATCCCAGCGCTTACATATACCCAGCCCCGGATTCGCCTTCTGCCAGACTTTTTCATCAAAGGGATCGTCACCTTCATCTAAGGTGTAGATGATGGCAAAAAACGTATCGTCTTTTACCAGCCCACGCAGCACCTTGATGGCGTAATCACGCAATTCGTAGCAGATGCCTTCTTTGTTGAAACCGGCGGTGGTGATACCGAAAAGCAGCGATTGCAGACGTGCGCCGGTTGCCGTCTCCAGAACGTCCCAGACGTCACGGGTTTTGTGAGCATGCAGCTCGTCGACGATGGCACAGTGGATGTTCAGGCCGTCAAGGTTGTTCGCATCTGATGATAAAGGCTCGAATTTGGAGGCCGTTTGCTCCTGGTAGATAGCGAGCTTGTTGAATTCGAAGATCCGCCCAAGAGTGGCTTTCGCCTTCTTGACCATATTCTTCGCGTCTTCAAAAACAATGCGTGCCTGGTCACGGGTGGTTGCAGCGGAATAAACCTCCGCACCGCCCTCGCCGTCGGCACCAGCCATATAAAGCCCCACGCCGGAGCAAAGCGTTGATTTGGCATTTTTACGGGCCACCTCAACATCTGCTGTACGGAAGCGCCGAACCATTACTGGACGACCGCTGCCGTCGTTACGCAAAACGGTTTCTCCCGTTTCCTCGTTAACCAGCGGGATCACGAAACCAAAAATATTAATCAGGATGAAAACGTGCCAGTCCATCAGCTCAATAGGCTGCCCTGCCAGTGCGCCTTTTACGTGAGGTACAAAATTATAGAAATTCAGAATGTGCTGCGCGCGCGGTTCACTGAAGAAAATACCGCGCTCTTCGCCGTGTGCCAGATCGTCAAGAAAACGCTGACAGGCAAGGCGCACATACTCACAGGCAATAATTTCCCCCGCCACTACCCTCTCGGCGTAGCGGATGCCTTCTGCAACCTTAGCCATTAATCCCTCGCTTTCATAAACTCGGCCAACGGATCAACCGCTTCAGGACCTTTTGCATTCACTTTCGAACGGCTGGCTGGAGTCATGCCGAACTCACCAAGCATGGCACGCAGACGTTTCCAGGCATCAGCTTTCATGATGGCGGCGGGGTGAGCCTTGATCAGCACATCCCCGCTCTGCGTTTCGGTCCGGTAGGTGTAGCCCTCAACTTCAAGCGTGTCGCAGTGATGCCGGTATTCGGTATAGGCCTCAACCAGCAGCTCAAGGGCTCTGGCATCAAGCTGAGACATCACACCGATAGCATCAAGCTCGTCGGCCATCCGTTTAAACCAGTATTTCCCCTGCTTGTCGAAATGCTTCGGCGTTGGGGGTACCCCTGAAGGGGGTTTTGGTTCGTTCTCATTGATCGGGCGTTTAGATGGGTTACCCCTCACCAAACGTAGATGGGACGGGGTTTTCGGTGGTCCAGACATAATCGAAAACTCCTATTAATCATCGAGTGGGGGACCCCATAAAAAAGTTTTCTAACCTGCGGCGATATGAAAAGAGGTTAGGCGGCGGTCCTTTAGGGTGATTCCCCTGAGGTTTTTACCCACCCTCCCCCTTTCTCATTTCAAATGAGAAATGATGTCATTTGAGTCTCTCGACCGCTGTCTTCGCTCTGTGGCAGGGCTTGCAGAGGCTTTCGAGGTTGGACAGGTCATCGGTACCCCCATTTGCTTTGGCGATGATGTGGTCCACCGTTTCAGCGGGTGTATACCTTCCATTTCGCAGGCATTCCTGACAAAGGTGTTTATCTCTGCCGAGAACGATTGGGCGCAGCCTGTCCCACTTACTGCCATAGCCTCGCTGATGCCTGCTCTGTCCCCGCTGATGCTGCTGCCAGCCTTCGTTAAGGTGCCTGTGACAATAGCCTGAGCGGTCAGTGGTCGTGCCTGGGCAGCCACGCTTGCGGCATGCTCTCGGTATTAACGCAGGCATCAGGCTAACCTCCACGCCCGGCGGCGTTCTGTACGTGGCGCTGAGTCAGGGTGACGCTCAACCGGTTCGCCGTCAGCATGGTCCACCAGCGAATAACACGGATAGATCACTGAGCCACCCCATGCATCACCCACAGCGTAATCGGCGGGCTTGCTGTTATCCCAGCGGGATAGCACGCGCTGCACATGCTTAGGCGGGACGCTATAGCAAACGCCATGAATGAGTCTCGACAGCGTGATGTAATCAGCGCGTGTCTTATCAGCCACGATTAGCCGCTCAGCAATCTGCATTTGATACTGTGGAGGCCGCCCGGTACCGAGATAAAAGCTCAGCATGTCGTCAGGGAAACGAGCCAGCCAGTCAGTTACCTTTTCGGTGAATCCCTGCACCGGCAGCGCGTCATCCTCAATTACGACAACCCGGCATGTTTGTTCTGCTGCCCACTCAAGCGCGCGGCGATGATTCCAGTTCGCGCCGTGGTTATCGTCATCAACCAGCAGATGAGCATGCAGCAGTGCAGCAAGACGTTGTGCAGGCCCTAAGCGGGTATGATGGCCGACCACCACAAACTTAATCTCTTCAGCCACCAGCGAATCTCCAATAAAAAAGCCGCACGATGGCGGCTACTGTCTGAATATCAGGGTGTTGCTCCGCTTTAACCCTGGTTAAGGTAAGCATTCAGCCCGTCAGTGGTGGGACACTGGCGCACTCTGTCGCGGGGGGATAGCTGATTACCTCCGATAAGGAAAATACCCATGAGCTCCATGTCAGAACTGGAAAAAGCAGTTGCAGATTTACAACGTGAATTAAAGATTGAAAAAGCCACCAATAAACTGGTTTTTTCTTTGATTATTGAAGCTGTTAACAAGCTGTCACCAAAACAGAATGTTGGGGACGTTCTGATGGATGTACTGAAGGAGGTTACACCGCCTGAAATTTCATCTGCCCCAGATGCTCACGAAGCGATTAAGAGAGTTGAGAAAATAATTCAGAAGAAGCAATCGCGTTCGTAACTTCCTGAATTAAATCGTCGGCGGCTCGGTGCTGAGCCGCATTCACAATCTGATCGATTACAGTTTTCGCGTGAGTTTCAGCGCGCTGCTTGTAACCTTCAAGAGTAAAGTCTGCTGTAATGTCTTCACGATAAGGTACAGTCAACATGTTTTTCTTATCGAGCTGTACTTTGACTTCACCGCCAATAGCCTCTACCGTTTTACGGTCCAGTCCCTCTGCTGAGGAGTAACCATTAATTTTGAAACTTACAGATTTTTGGGTCGGGAACTCAACCTCATACGAAATCATAAGACCTCCTGTTATTTATGGCGCCACCAGGCATTTTCTTTGCCGATGCCATCAGTTTTAAACACGGTATGCACCAGAGGGCCGGTGACCAGCCTGTCAGCGAATGACTTCGCAACAATGCCGAACGCCAGCATGTCGCCCACCGCGGCGCCAGCCTGTTCTTTCTTCCAGAACCGATAACTCTCGATCCGGTAGTAAAGACGGATGATGCCGTGAGCGAACGCCATTACATCAGCGCGGGTACCACCCAGCAGCCCAGCGTTAAGCATCACATCGTTGCGGTGCTCTTCAATGAATTCCTGATAGATGCGCTCCGGATGGTTCTGCTTTGCCCAGGTATCGGCGTAGGTCTTTGGTTCTGAACCGACATACACCTTTCCGGCTTCCATTTCTTCCCACGGCGCGCGAAGCATTTCGACATCGGTACCATCGGTACACCAGACGAACCGGTATTCAGGGTGTTCTCGCAGGTGCTGCCAGATGTGCAGCCAGCGACGGAAGTAGACATTCATCTTCACGTCAGGTACGAGATACAGCTCAACATCGGCCGGGGCCGTCAGTAATTCATCCACCAGCGCTATACGCCCACACTGGCGAAGCGAGGCCGCCCATTTGCTCAGCATGTCAGGCGAGGCCGCCATTTTCGTGCCGCGCTGCGGGTCAGGCTGACTGGTGAGCAGCGTTGTGATAACTACATCGCGCTGCTGACGGTATTCAACGTAACCAGTAAACCCGGAATCACGCCGTTCGTTGTGGATCTTCACGTTACGTTCCACCAGCGCCTGTCGGTCGGGACGCGGTACCGAACGCTCTACGGCTTCATGCTCATCGAGAGAATGGATCAGTTTTTCTGAACCTACCACATCACTGTAAGCCCACGTCGTCAAGCCAGCATTATGGATGCGCAGGGCGAGGTCACTGTGTTCGTACATGCCGCGACCGTAAACCGGATCGAAACCGCCAACCTTCTCGATAGCGCTACGGTGGTAATACAGCATCACGCCGCGCTGCCCGGTGTAAGCGATGTGCTTATCATCCCGGTACAGGACCGCCATATCCTTCAGCTTATTCGTTCCTGCCAGATCGAGAAACTGGTAAGCCAGGTGCGGTTCGGGTGATTCGATGTATGGAAGGTGCCAGTTATCAGCGATGGGCCAGGCGTCATCGTCCCACAGGAAGAGATGCTCACACCCGGCGTCCATCAGCGCGGTTAAACTGGCGTTCTTCGAAGCAACAATGCCGAGTGATGTTTCATGGCGACGCAACCGCACTCCGTCAGGTACTACGGCGGCAGGTTTAGAACCGTCGTCGATAACCACCACCAGCGACCCGGCGGGCAGATGTTTAATGTGCTGCTCAATGGCGCGCGTTAAAACGTCTGGCCGGTTGTGGGTAGTGATGGCAATACCTATCCGTGACGATGAAGCGCAGGCAGGTAAAAACGGGACACCATCAATCGTGACCTCCATATTAACCCCATTGAATAATTTTTATTGAAACGCTAAGTTCAATGCACTTATCTTTGATGAATGGTGAATGAAATGGATCTTGTTCCATCCCGGAAAGAGTTAAACAGGGCTAAACGTTGTATTGAACGCATGAGATCGGCGGCATCCTACGATGAGTATGATGAGGCATGGAGCGATTTTCTAAGTCGAATTGAAAATGTTTTCAGCAGAATCAAGGTTGCAGCTGAAACTCATAAAAAGTATCCCTCGTTCTCATCAAGAACGAATCACCTCCGTGCTACAGATAGTTTGCTTGTCTATCTCAAACAGGCACGCAATTCAGTCCATCATGGAATTGCAGATACGTCCAAATATGTTAATGGCGGATTCGGTATTAATCCTGTTTCACCAGGTGGGAGCGTTCACATCAAGTCGTTAACTTTTGATAAGAACGGTAATATTAATATTATTGCCGGGTCGCCTATCAAAGTTAACGTAATACCTAGTTCGGTAGAGGCAATACCATGTCGAAACAGAGGCGTTACTTACAATCCACCAGAGTCACATTTGGGTAAAGTTTTAAAAACTAAAAGCCCAATTGATATTGCTGTATTAGGCATTGAATTCTACGAATCTTATCTTGCAGAGGCTGAAAATATATTCCTCAAACAATAATTTATTAATCTAATTGTGGCAGTTCGCCTGCCACGCTTTGTTATGCGCCAGAATGTCTTTCTTCGTCTGGCGGTCCAGTACATCCCAGTCGTGCGCTGTGCCGTAAATGGGTTTAATCCAATCGCAAGCGGTATCCACCACCTCAACCCTTACGGGTCCAGTTGTCCCGCAGCTCGCGATCAACATCGTCGCCAGGCATATGGTTAACAGTCTGCTGTACATTGCTGGCCTCTTTCGTTGCTTCAACCCGGCGTTCTGCTGCTGTGACCGTTGCCGCTGCGTTATCTTCAGTGCGCTGCTGGTCGGCTTTCGCTTCCGCTTTGCTGGTGCCGCGAATATGGCCCATGCCAAAAGCTCCAGCTATAGCTGAAATCACCAACGCGACCAGCCCGATTATTGTCTCGATACCCACATTCACCTCACACCAGAACTGATTTCGCCAGATTAAACAGCGCGCGGCGTTTATCCAGCCCGTTTCTGCCCCCATTGATAAGCAATGTCACGCGCTCAACGTCACCGGAATGAAGCAGGCAACCGCGAGACGAATAGAACCATGCAGCTGAGCGCGCGGCGTATTCATCCTGTTCAAGCAGGTCCGGGTGGGTAACAAGGTCCAGTTTCAACGCGTGGCCACAACTGCGATAGTTACTCAGGCCGGTAACCTGTTTTAGCCCGCGACCGCGATATTTCCAGCCATCACCGGCAACCTGATTGCCCAAGTGTTCTTTTCCCCACTCACCACCGTATACCAGATTAGCGATCGCTTTCTGGTTTGCCGGTTGCGTTGCCGTTCTGCCAAGTGCGGCGGCCTGCTGTTGTGTGATGCGGTGGCTACCAAACGTCGGTACCAGGTTTTCAACCGCGTAATTCAGGCTCTCCACCAGCCGGGTAAATCTGGTGCTTTCATGCCCCATCTGGGCAATAAACATCGCCTGATCGAGCGGTGCGGTGATGCCGTATTCCTTCATAGCGGCGTCGATATGTGGAAACCAGCGCGCAGCTAACCCGGCGCTGATACCAGCCGCCCTCTGAAATTGTGTTTGGTTCATTAGTGCCTCAGACGATCAACCAGCCGCGCCATATTTCCACGAACCTTCAGGATGGCGGCGAAGATAAGAATGTTTGCGACCACCACCAGCCAGCTGGAATCACGATAAAGGCCGAAGATGAACTGCAAGGGGATCGCGGCGTAAACCAGCACGGTTATATACGCCAGGACAGAAATAAAGGGGCGATGCCGGGCGCCATGTCGCTGGTAAAACATCAGCACGATGACGATGGCCGCACAAATAAACGCATTAAAGACTGCTGACGGGTCAATTACCATTTCCCCCTCCCCCACGTAGCCGCGAGAAAAACTTGAACACGTTGTTCAGGTCCTGGTTGTTAAGATAAGTGAGGATTTTTATACACAGGGCAGACAGAATCACTGCACCCAGTGCATCCAGCGGTTTTTCATAGTGCGAAGCTGCATTTAGCAGTGAGCCAATAAGTCCCGCCCCAAGCACCCCAACGATAAACGACGTCAGGAAATATGCTGCCAGTCGGGCGCGGGACAGGTTTGTGGCTGTCGCGACGTAGAACACCGCACCACCAAACGCCCCGAACACCACACCAAAATCTGTATGAGTAAAGACGCCGTACAGGACTGAACCCAGCAGGCCGCCGCCGAGAACAGCGCCGGTGCCGGTTAATGGATCGGACATTAAGCCCCCTCTTATTGCTGTGATCCCTCTCAGGAAATTTGAGGGGAATAAAAAAAGCCCGCTCGCGAGAGCAGGCTAAAGTGATGATTATCACAAGAAGGTAGAAAGGAGATCATCCGAAAGACAGGTAGTGACGTCCGGGTATCGAGGCCGATTCACTGATGGTTCAGGAGAACCACCTGCCAGCGGATATATCCCCTTCTTCTTTAGCGTAGCCGTAACTTCGGGAAACGAGCAAAAAAAACCTGCTGTTTAAAGCAGGCTCTCAAGGAATTATCAATTCGATATTATTGTTATCGTGGTGCCGGGTGCCTCCCGGTGAGAATTACTCCAGCAAACATTCCCGCGTCTGAGAGGTTTCCTTTTCAGGTAACTGCTGGAACGCCCCTCCGCATAGGGGGATTCACCACAATAAAAAAATAGCGCATAAATCAGAGTTGAGAAACTTCCTCGCTTAACGAATTGGACACTGGTCTGCCATCGAGGATTCGAACCCCGAACCACAGAGGTAGAAGCTCCGTGCTCTTTCCAGTTGAGCTAATGGCGGAAAAAAAAGACCAGCATTGGGTTGCTGGTCATGGGTCATGCAGTTGTCTCTGCGAAGTTGGTGTATCCCCACCAAGTGTTATCAGTATCGAGAGCATTATCGAACGCCAGTTTACTATAGCACCGAAGAAAAAATTCACTCTGTCAAAGGCCATCAGAAATGACCTTTTGCACAGTGTTATTTACTGGATTTAAACACGGGCCAGAGTAAAGCAATTACCCCGGCTACCAGCACGCCATCAGCAAGGATGGACATCATTTTGCTGGTAAAGTCGATGGCAACCACCAGGAACAACAAAACTCCGGCGGCTGCCCAGCGCAGTTTTCCGATCACAGGTACTGATCCAGTGGAAGTTGCAGCGCCTGAGCAATTTTCTTGAGCTGCTTCTCTTCTTCTTCCCCGATGCCGTCGTTGTCAGCGACATCCAGGCACAGGCAAAGAACATCAACAGCATCGTTTGTACCGGCAACGTCAGCCAGTTCGCGCAGAGCCTGAGCATTAGCAGAGCGCGGAGAAGCTTCATAGCGAGCACGGATATTGCTACTCATCTGTGCTATCTCACCAGCGAACGGTGCGAAAGCAGGCAATGCTGAAATGGTTTTTTCCAGAGTGGCGATTTCTTTCGCGTCGCATGTGCCGTCGGCATACGCAATGGAGTAAGCACCCCACACCGTAGCTTCAACCGCGTCGCGGTTTTCCATTTTCTTAACTTCGACAACAGCTTTACGTGCTTTCTTTTTGAAGATACCGAACATAGTGACTTTCCTTTTAGCGGGTGAGCCAGCGCTCAGGAATGATCAGCCCACAGAGACAGTCACACCGACCGTTCCCTATGGCTCACCTCTGAAAGGCTCTGTGGTTTAATTGCACCGAGCGTGGCGCGGATATGAAAAAGGCTGCCAAATGGCAGCCTCTGTCTTGTATGAAATGTAGGTAGGTAATAGCGCTGAAGAAAATCTGATTCTCAAAGAGAAAACGATCTTTATCAATGCCTTACAAGATGATTAAATATTGTTCTCCTCTATCACTATCTCGATAAGGGTTACAATGTCTGACAAGGATAATCCGGGTAAATTAATCTGGCACGTTTCCTGTGATGAGTCAGGAACCGGCGGACAAAGATTCTATGGGTTTGGAAGCCTATGGATGAAATACCAACGCCGTGGTGACTTCGTTCAGATTATCCGGGAACTTCGTGAAAAACATAACTGTTCAGATGAGCTTAAATGGCAAAAGGCTCACTCTAAACAAAACGCTGCATTCTATGATGATGTCATTGAAGCTTTTTTTAAATATCAGTGGCTTGCCTTTCACTGCATTATTATTCAGAAAGCGCATGTAAACAAAGAGTTCCACGATGGTGATTATGATTTAGCAATGCGTAAACACTTCACTGAGCTACTGACAAAGAAAATCATCCGTGTGATTCGCAAATTCCCAGATAGAGAATGTGAGTTCCGTATTGATGTTGACCCAATTGCATCTAGGTATGATAAAGCTGACGAGGCTTTTCATAAGATTGCAAACAACATTATCAAAAATGCAACAGGGAAAGAAGAAGCCATAAAGGCTGTAATCACCAAGGATTCAAAAGAATCGGCTCAAATCCAGATCTGCGACTTTCTACTTGGTGCTGTGATGAGTGCCTACCAAGACAAAGCCTCTAACCCACGAAAAATTGCAGTCGCAAATAAAATCGCAAGTTACTTAGGTTGGGATGGTTTCCACTATGACACCTGGGGCTCCGAGCGTAAGTTTAATATCTGGTACTTTTATGATCCTACAAAGGGGCCGCGTGAACTTAAAACAAGAAAGGTAATACTCAAGTACCCATTACCAGAATAAAACAGGCGACCTCCCAGCCGCCACGGTTCGGGTCGACGCGCAAACACGCGGTTTACGAACTGGCGGACTTGTTCAGGGCCGCCCCTGATTTCAAGACAAAAAAAACCCGCAGCAGTGGCGGGTTTATGTCTTATTGCTCAGTTCGCTTTAACGTCCCGAGCTTAACACAATTTAAGCACTTTTTTGCTCACTCTGCAACTTAAATCTGTCGCCATTTGTGCCGAAAGCGTCACAAAGTGGTGCGTAAAGGATCGATTCTGCAAGACTTACCCATGTATCAATGCGACGACGGCATGTAATAAGGGTCCAGTCGGGGTGTTTTGAATTAAGCTCTTTAGCCATCTGGAGTTTACTTTTACGCAGACGATGACGATCAACAATCACGCCATACAGCCCACGGTATTCTTCGTTCATCAATACCGCAGCAATAACGCCGTCAATCTTTAGCCCCTCCTCGTCTGAGCAGAACGCTAGGCCAGTTTTGTTTTTACTGTCGAGGATTTCACGCAGGTATGCTTCCAGCTCGGGTTTAGTGATGCCGGATTTCTTCATGCGGCGCAGCGCATCGTTGATAGCGGATTTGGTTATTTTCCCGGAAGCCAGCAACTGGTTGAACATGTTTCCACCCGAGCCACCACCGATATAAGACCAGCGACCCCACATGCGGAGCTTTCCCTGTACCCAGATACTTTCTAGAGTGCAAAGGCGAACCAACTCGCCGGATTTACCTACTTCTGAAGGATTGATCATTTGCGTCTCCACTTACGCCAGTACGCCGATTGCCAGCGCACGATCTAAAAACCGAAACAGCAGCGTTAACTGGTCGCCGTATTTCGCTTCAAATGCCACGGGATCAGCGTGTAACTCGTCGTGATGCGCTCTGCACAGCGGTATCACAAACAGGTCATGCGCCTTAGTACCCATTCCACCCTGCCCGTGTCCTATCAGGTGGTGGGGGTCGTCTGCCGGGTTATTGCAGCAACTGCACTGCTGCGACTTCACCCAGCGGGTGTATTTCTCGTTTTCCCAGCGTCGGCGCTTTGGCCTCAGCATGAAAGATTCCGGCGTTTCAGGATCGACCTTCACCGCCACTATCTTTTTTGCCTTCTCCTGAAAGATTTGCGTAGCCGGTAATGACGGGACAATGTCGCTTTCCCTCATCACTGAACTGTGCTGTTCTGGCTTGATTCTGAGTGCTTTACTCGCCACCGATTCAGGAACAAGGTCAGCCAGATCTTTACGTACCATCCACCAGCAGAACTCAGGAAGCGAAAGAATGTGGTCAGCGCTGAAACCTAAATCAATATTCACCCTTTCCAGAAGCCATTTTACCAGGTTCTGCATGGCAATTCCTGCCAGTCTTTCAGTGGTTTGCTCACGTAAATGGTTATCACATGACCAGCAAAGACGAATGCTCCCCGGAGCGTGGCGCATCACCGTAAAGTCACTGGCATGCCAGTCAGTGTGAGGCCACTGACATTCAAATTTTCTCTCCAGCCAGGCATCAAGGCTACTCAATCCACCAGCTCGCTGAATGACCCTCTCGTTAACGAAAATAGCCTGCATGTTGGCATCGTCAGTCAGGGGCTGGTGGGCTTCAGGGATTAATCCAGATGGCAGATGCTGTATGGCTTCGGATGGCGGCTCAATAACTACCCTTCCCTGACGGAATAGCCAGAGCAGTTCGGTACCAGGGCGGAACAGAACCACCCCAGATATCGGCGCAATTTCAGGCGTCAGTATGGCTCTCACCCAATTCCCCCCATTGTTGGTTGATGCCTAGTTATCGATATTTCTACCCTTCCGCCATGCACTTTCGGCCCCCACTCCACCAGCATTTTCTGCACCTGGCTGTCATCCTCCCAAATGCCTGCATGCGTGAGCGCGTCAAACAACGCCTTGTTGTAGTTGTCGATGTCGCGGCGGCGGGCATCTGGCGGAAAGAGAAGGATCTCCACCGCAGCTGGTGATGATGATGGTTTTGGTAAGCAACGCAGTTGCTCAATGATCGCTGCACATGCCGCGCTCTGGTATGCCCTGCCCTTCTCGCTGATAAGATGGCGGCCTTTTAACGGCCCCTTGTTTGGGGCTCGCCAGTATGTGTTTACGCTCGGTGGGAATGGGAGCACCAGTTTCATAACGTCACTCCCTGTTTTTTCAGCCATTCAACAGCGTTATCTCTGGCCTTATCTCCATCGGAAAGCAGGTCTTTGATGATCGTCACTGGATCTGCATCCCATTCCGTTTTGACGACGGTAATGCCCCTGGCTGCGCCAGGAGCAACAGTGATGTAACCCTTTTTCTTAAGTGACTTCACGTGCGCTACAGCAGCGTTCGGTGATGCGCAGCCAATTAATCCGGCAAGCTCCAGCATCGTAGGTGGGAAGCCAGCCTTTTCGATATGAACCTTGATAGCTTCGAACACTTCATTCTGACGCGGCGTTAATTCCATCATTTGTTCGCTCCTCTGAAGCCATCGGGGATTTTGCTGTAGTCGGTATTCTGGAAGCTTGATTTGAAGATTCCATCCTCACGCTCCCACTTGCCGTTAACTCGCGCTGGCCTTCCGGCATTCGCCCAGTTGGTAGCGGACTTCAGGTAAGCTGGAAACTTCGTTGGCTGGAAAAGTGTCTGCGGGCGCAGGTAGGCCGCCATTGTTAAATCGTCACTCCACTTGGCGTTGCAGTAGTCCACCACCAGCGACAGCTCTTCAACGGAGAAGCCCTCCCCGATTCGGGCACGAATGTTTTGCAGCGAGGTTGTTGAAACCTGATAACGCGAACTGGTCACATGATTCAGATGGGTTAAAACCTGTTTAGCCTGATCAGTGATCAACACATCACGGTCTGGTTGCGGTGCAACCGGACAAATAGGGTTTTTAATATCTGTAGTATTCTCTGTTGTATTCTCTGTAAGAACATCAGTGCAATTTGACCTGATGAGAGCGGTTCGTTTTGACCCGATGGAACGTTCCACTTTGACCTCTTCCATCGGTTCATTTTGACCTGATGGAAGAGTGCATTTTGAACTCTTCGATTTGGTCACTTTGACCTCATCTAAAAGCTCACTTTCGTAGTTGATCGTGTAATAGTTCGTCATGTCGCGCTGAGACTTGTTCAACTGCTCAACTTTGAGCACGCCAAGGTTTTTCAGGCGGGTGAATGTGCGCTTCAGGGTGGATTCAGACCAGAACGGGAACTGCTCCAGCCACTGCTCATTAGTGTTGTAAATCCAGCGCACGCCGTCACGCTCCAGTCCGGAGGTGGTTTCTTTCAGCCAGTAATTAACCTGCTGCAACGCAATGGCCTCGTTCAGCCCAATGCTGTACGCAAGGTCAGGGTTAATCACTATCGGGCGGGATGGCATTAATAGGCTCATGGTCGTCCTTTAACTCTGTAAATTTACGCTGGAATTGCTCAAGAGGGCTGAAGCACTCATGATCGTACCCTTCGCGAAGGTATATAACGCGTCGAGTCTCGGGCTCCCATCTGATGACGTGGCCGGTGATGCCTCTGTGGTCTCTGAATCGCCGGTCAACTTCAGCCATTCCTCACGCCCCTTCTCGTTCATCAGTGCAAATGCCTCTACCATCGCGTTCTCAGGCTGGTAGTTGTTCTGATCCGCCTGGTTGTTTAATCTCTCCACATAGCCGAACGGGGAGTCTTTTCCCACCAGTGGAAGGCATCTGAATTGCTTCGCTGGTCTTAATCGGTTTAAACTGTTCATGCGTTAGTTTCTCCACTGAATACGACACGCCACGACGCCCGGAGCTGCACACTCGCGGGCGTCACTTCTTTTGGCTTTTCTTACGGCTAAACAGCGCGACAATCGCGCGGATTTCTTCTTCACGCGCGGCCAGATGACGGCGGTGATATTCGTTGATTTCTTCAGCTTCATGACGTTCGATTACTCCATCTTCGAGAGCTCTCTGGATCACGGTATCAACACGTCCACGCGCTGCTGACGTTCTCATGGCACGATCAAACAGGTCGACACGATCAAGGTCTTCAAGTTGAGGAACGTCCACCAGCAGCGCGCCACGGCGACGGGCAAAGTAATCCGCCAGGAGGGACGTATTCGAGATGTCTTCCATGGCCTCCAGCTCGTTCACTTCGAAGAACCGGCAACCATTCTTCTCATACAGGTTGTTGTTGAACTGCGTTACTGACATGCCAAGAGCACCGGCCATAGCTTCACGGCCTCCTGGGTACGCTTTGCACATCGCTTTAACTACTTCTTTCAGACTTGGCTCTACCATGTAGTTTTTCCTTTGGTAGTTACGAAATGCTGATTTCTGGGTTACGGTGTTACTGCAACGTCAGGATCAGCAGGTTTGTTTTTGTTAGGGAATGGTCGTACTTCCTCGGCTTCAATTTTCCCGTCTTCATTAACCAGGATGTTTACCCTGCGATTACGCTTGAGGGCTTTACTGATGGCACTTTGGTATACCCCAAGAGCTTCAGCTGTTTTGGCCTGACCGTTTTCCAAAACATATTCAGATAGCGGAATAATCTTCATTGGTTTTCCTCGTGGTTTGCACATAAGGAGTATCACTGTTAGTGATAACTATGTCAACACTAGCGGTGATTGGTGATTATGCCGTGCGGTGATAAATTATGAGAATGAAAAAGAAACCATTGACCGCCGAACAAATTGCCGATGCCAACAGGCTGAAAGCTATCTTTGAGTCCAAGAAAAAAGCGCTGGGGCTCTCACAGGAGCTTTTGGCTGAACAAATGGGTATGGGACAAAGTGGTGTCGCTCAGCTACTGAATGGCACAAATGCTATCAACGCTACCCATGCTGCACAGTTCGCTAAAATTCTCGGAGTAAAAGTCGATGATTTCAGCCCATCCCTTGCAGCTGAGATATCAGCTATGTTTGAGGCGATTGCGAACGGAAGGAATCATTCCTCTGTGTATGAGTACCCGCTATTAACCGAAGTACAGGCTGGCTCATTTTGCCCGGTTAATACATACACAGAACGAGACGCGAAGGAATGGGTTTCAACGACTGTTAAAGCCAGTGATTCTGCCTTTTGGCTTGAGGTATCAGGTCATTCGATGACTGCCCCGCCAGGAGTAAAACCGAGTTTTCCTGAGGGAATGCTTATACTCATAGATCCAGAACAGGATGTTGAGCCTGGTGATTTCTGTGTTGCAGGTATCTTCAACGATTCAGAGGTAACTTTTAAAAAATATGTTCGAGAAGATGGGAAGCCATGGCTTGAACCTCTAAACCCCAGCCCTCGCTATCAGGCCATTGAATGTAATGAGAATTGCAGGATAATAGGCAAAGTTGTTAAGGCCCAATGGCCTGAAAATATCTTCGAATAAGGAGCCATCCGGCTCCTTTTTTTTGCATCTTTTTTCACCTTAACAATCATAAAGTTAACACTACTGATGATGTTTTTATCACTACAGGTGTTGACCAATTAATTACTATTGGTGATACTCAATATGCGCCGGGGTGATGATGTTTAAGACCATCGGTAGGTTAGCAGTACGGTATATGGTACATATGCCGCAGCGGTCCGGGGATTCCTTCAAGTATCCAGATCCAGCGGGTAGCCGGAATGTGCAAGCCAGGCAAGCACGACGGCCAGAGACGTTTCACCAGCGTGGCGATCAGGTGACAGCCCAGACGATATCTGAGTGGCTATAAAAACAGATGGGAGCCGGTGGAATCCCGGCATACAACATGAAAGCGCACTTCATCAACTATCGGTTGTGGATGACAGATAAGTAAACGAACGGAGTGCGCTTCCAGTTGTGTTAACCGTAGTAGCTGTACCAGATGCTGTGTGTAGTCTTGGCGGTCGGCAGTTTTGAATGTCCTTAATGTCGACCGCCCCTTTTACACAACTGAAAGCGCGTTCAGCGTTCAACTTGAGAGGCCGTAGTCGTTAAATCAACTCAGGAGAACGCGCTCTCAATTGTGGAGAAGCTGACTGGCGGTGGCAGCCGCCCGTTTCACTAAGTGCCCTGGTTGGGTGCTTACTAAAACGAACCCCCTTTATTTTTTGTCGCCAACCGGCGAGGGATTCGTGCAACCAAAATTCAGCGCTGTGCAGAGCGCGTATAACACGGAGAAACTATCCATGACGAACACACAGAACGTCACCGAGTTACAACCACACATGACCCGGGAGCAGCTGATCGACGCAGCGCGTAAGGCCGCCCCTCTCCTTCCGCCAGCTTATCGCGGCATTATGACCGAACTGGCTAACCGCCTGGACTATACCAGCGTCGCGCTTTGTGAAGCGATGGCTCAGCGTAAGGAACTGGCTGCTCAGAACGTCACCTTGCGTGAAGATGTCGCAAGCTGGGCCAAAGAGTGTGACCGCATTGTTGAACGCCACACGAAGATCAGAACCAATATGCATTTACTGGAAGCCCAGCGAGAACTGCGTGAGTTGTCTACCGTCGTTATTTCCCAAAATAACGAGGTGGCTCTCTGATGGCTAACTCATTCAAGCAAATGACCCGTGACGGGACCATCAAGCGCACCGATACCGGGATGTTCATCAGCCTTGACCAAATCCATGTGCGGGAAGGTTTCAACAAACGCGAAGATGATGAACGAACCCGCCAGGCAGATGATGACCTCTTCAACTACCTGATGAACGGTGGCTCCGTTCCCCCGCTGGAGGTTATCGCCCGTGATGAAGGTGGAGTGTGGGTTGTTGAAGGCCACCGTCGGCGTCGCTGCTATGCACGCTGTGCAGAAGCTGGTAAGCCAGTAGACCGCATCCATATCATGCCGTTCAACGGTAACGATGTTCAGCGCCTGGCGCGCATCATGACCAGTAACAATCAGCTCCCGCTATCCGATATGGAACAGGCAGCTGTTATTCAGGAGCTTCATAACGCCTTCAACCAGACCACCAGCGAGATAGCAAAGCTGGTGAATAAGTCTGTGGCCACCGTCGAGAAGCTACTGCTCCTCAGCACGGCGAACCATGACGTTCAGCAGGAGGTTAAATCCGGTGCTGTGTCAGTCGATGTCGCGGTTGATCGCGTTATGGAGTATGGCGAACAGGCCGGGAAAGTTCTCCAACATGATAAAGCTGTAGCGGCTGCCCAGGGTAAATCGAAAGTAACCCGTAGCTCTATCGCGCCGGAACTGAGCGTAAAGAACGCACGCCGTTTCGTTGAGCTGATGGCTCAGGCCACGATTAGTGATGAAGGTGTCTTCACTCTTGAAGGCACTGCCCTGGCCGAGGCGCTGTCGATTATGGACGAACATAAAGCAATTGCCGAAGCGCGTGAAACTTACCGCCTTTCCCAGCCAGTCCCTGAAACTGAGATCAGAGGGAAAACTCTTTACGTCAGACTTGAAGGTACAGAGATCGGGAAAGCGCAAATCTATCGCGGTAAGAACGTCATCCTTAATGGGATTGTCACCAGCCAGTCAAAGGCTGTGGCCCACTTCGTTAAGCAACACAAATTGCAGCAGGAGCAAAATCATGACAGCCAATAAACCAATGACCGGCGAACAGCTGGAAGAACTGATGACTATTGCTGTCAACATGCAACGAGACAGTGAAAAAGTGAGTGACCGCCCTGCTGCTATGTTCGCTTATGCAGTGCAGGTAGCTGTTCTGGAACTGCGTAAGGTTCGTAATGAAGCTGCGGCGCTGGCTGCGGAAAATGCGGGGATTAAAGCTGCGATTGACGCAACTATCAGATGGCAGCAATCAACCGATCCGGAGAATGTCGAAAGCGTTCGAATGCTGGTCGACGTTAAAACCCCAGCAACCGAAGTTATCCTGGCTGATGTAATGGCGCAGGGGGTGGAGATGTTCGCCAAAGAGATGCATGCAGATATCAGCGGTGATGATGCCCGCGAGTTCGCCGCCCAACTTCGCAAAGGAGCAGCATCATGAGCAGTAAAATTTCAGCCATTCCGGTTGAACGCGACCAGTACGGTTACTGGACTCACCCGCTTTACGATGAATTTTGCGATGGGCGTGAATCTATCTCACCTGATGAATTCAACGCCTGGCTGGATAAGAACGGCCTCGAGTGGAAAGTGGAGTACCGCGATGAGGATGACATCGATCCCGATGTGGACGGCTATGACATTTCATCGTGGCAGCCAGAATCACCAGATGGTGATGGCTGGTTTGTCGGTTCTATTCACGATACTGAAGACGGTGCTGTGTGCATCTGGTTACGCCAGGAGACCGCCCAATGAGCACTACCCTAAAAGAATGGCTACTGAAAACCATCGCTGAGCTTGAAGAAGAGCGCGATGCTGTGCCCGGCGCTGTAAACGAAGACGCGGTCAATGCTCTGGCGGCAATGAAGCTAGCCCTGGCATCGCTCGAAGGGGAAATTCATAGTTACACATTTGAAGATGACCCGCGCCCGCTATACACCGCCCCGCCAGAACCGGTAGTGCCGGACGAATGCCCGGTAGAAATTCGCGACCTGCTGGCGTCCCATTCTGACGCTCTCTTCCACGATGGCGATGCCCAGGCGATATGGAATGCCTGCCGCGCCGCCATGCTTCAGGGTGCCGAACAAACAAACTACCGCGCTATCGTTGAGCGGATAGCTGAAATAATTCATGGCAAAGTGACTGATATCGATCTGCTTACGGTAACAGTTAAGAGCATGAAGGATAAATTGCAGAAATAAACACCGGGTGCAGCCGGTTAAGTGGAGAGAAACGCATGGGGCAGTTAGTAACACTTCATGAGTGGGCATCTGGTCCTAATGGATTCAAATATCCATTAAGCAACTCAGCATTAAACAAAATAGCAAAGACCAAACAGACTTATCCGCCAGCCTTAAAGCAAGGTCGACGCTGGGTTATAGATGAAGATGCTCGTTTTGTTGGCATGGTTGGCAGTGTTGATATTTCAACTTCATTATCAGACAAGGCCCGCCAGTTAGTGGAGAAAGCAATAAATGGCAGCTCGCCCCAGAAAACATAATGTCAAAATACCCAACCTTTACTGTAAGTTAGATAAGCGTACTTCAAAAATTTATTGGCAATATCGCCACCCTGTAACAGGTTCATTTATTGGATTCGGAACAGATGATGAAGCGGCAAAAGCTGCTGCAATCGAGATGAACCGTATAACCGCAGAACAGGAAACTCAGCAATCTTATGCTCTGATTGATATGGCAATGAAGAGCTCTGGGAAAAAGGATCAAGGTATACGTGTTTCTGAGTGGATTAAAAAATACATCGAAATTCAGATGGAAAGGTTGCGTGACGGTGAGATAAAAAACCCTACTGTAAAATCCAGACGATTATGTTCTCAGATTCTCGCAGATAGAGTGCCAAACCTTCGCCTGAAGGATGTTGATACAAGACTCATTGCAAAAATTATTGATGAATATAAGGCAGAGGGAAAGCACAGAATGGGCCAACTGATAAGAAGCGTACTAAACGACGTGTTCAAAGAGGCGCAGCATGCTGGCGAGGTTGCTCCTGGCTACAACCCAGCCTTAGCTGTTAAAAATCCAGTAGCCAAAGTGAAACGAAGTAGACTTAGCATTGAACAATGGAAGTTGATTTTTGAAAGCGCAGGCTCTTTGCCGCCTTGCGCTCAAAATTCTATGCTTTTGGCTTTAGTAACCGGGCAAAGGATAGGTGACATAGTCGAGATGAAGTTTAGTGACATTTGGGATAATCACCTTCATGTTACCCAAAATAAAACCGGAATGAAGTTAGCTATCCCCTTAAATTTAAGGTGCGATGCAATCGGGTTGACTCTGGCTGATGTTATTAGTAAGTGTCGCGATAGAGTAGTGAGCCCTTATCTGATCCACCATGTTAAGCATCACGCTTACGGTAAAGCGGGATCTCACGTTCCAGAAAAAACGATATCAAGATATTTTAAGGAGGCAAGAGATAAAGCAAATATTACCTGGCCTAAGGATTGCACTGCCCTTCCGCCGTTTCATGAACAGCGCTCGCTTTCATCAAGAACATACAAAGCTCAGGGTATAGATGTCAAAACTCTTTTAGGACATAAAACCGAAGCAATGAGCGTAATGTATGGAGATGATCGTGGTCTAGAATGGAAAAAAGTTGTGATTTAAACAGGGAGTTTTGGGGAATTATTTTGGGGATGTTTTGGGGAAGGAGTTTTATTAATTAAATTCAGTCAGTTAGATTTTAGCGAATTGCTCCAGAAACAGTCATCCACCAGCAACGCATGACCCAACAGCCAGCGCTCCCGCTGGCTGTTTTCTTTCAGCCCTCTCCGTCACGTGCTAATGTAGCAAGCTACGTATTGGCAAATCACAGGTGAAATCGTTATGTCTGATGACGTGATCGGGACGACGACCCATCGGCGGCTAATCAGCTTATTAACCGAGCAGGAGGCGCGCTTTCGCGTGGTGGCGCATGAGGCCGTTGGGAAATGCGAAGCGGTCAGTGAAATTCGCGGGACCGATCTCCGGCAGGGTGCAAAAGCACTGGTCTGCAAGGTAAAAGGCAACGGCGTTAAGAAACATATTCTGGCAATCCTTGCCGCCGATCGGCAGGCCGATCTGAGCCTGCTGGCCAGCCATTTCGGTGGGCTAAAGGCCTCTCTCGCCAGTCCGGCAGAAGTAGATGCGCTTACCGGCTGCGTTTTCGGCGCCATTCCCCCCTTCAGCTTTCATCCGGATCTGACGCTGGTCGCCGATCCGCTGCTGTTTGAGCGCTTCGATGAGATCGCCTTTAACGCCGGCCTGCTGGAAAAGTCGGTGATTATGGATACCCAGGACTATCTGCGTATCGCCCGTCCTGAACTGGTGACGTTCCGTAAACAATAAATACAGCGGCTGGCTAACGGTCAGCCGTTTTCCAGCAGCAGCACGGAAGCAATCAAAATAATCGCGATGATAAAAAATGATGAGGAAATAATTAGCGTTTCGACAAACATAGGATCGTTCAT